TGCTGATTTGTACGGCTGGACCGGAACCATTTTCCGGGCCGGGTGAGGCGCGGTGACGGGATAACCCCAACACAGCACCCAGACAAGAACTCGAAGGCGTGCAGCACAGAGGGAGGGAGAGAAGGGAGTGCCGAGGGGGATTGGTGCGCAAATACGGGAATTGAATTTGTCAGACAAATCAGTTATCCTTCCTTCATGACAGAACGCCTATCCGAGCGTGTTCAAATCAGAATGACGAAAGCCGAGAAGCGCCGCATTGCACGCTCCGCACGGATGGCGGGTCAGACGATCAGCGAGTACGTCAGGTCGAAACTGAGCGGGAAATGAAAACCGTGATCCTATCAGTCGCGGACATCGTTCAGGTCATCATGGTGGAGCAACTCCCCGGCGACCCGTTGTGGACGGTGCGGTTCCGAAACCTGACCACGGGGGCGACGTTGCCGGACATGACGTGCAAAGAGAAGCCTGAGCTTTACGTGAACATGAAGTGCGTGCTCGAAGTAAAAGTCATTCCAATGGCTGGGGGTTGACGATGCGAATATGCCTGTTGTTCCTGTTCGTGACACCGATCTTCGGGGCCGATCCTGCGCCAAAGGCTGTCACAATTTCCCAAGGGAAACCCATTACCGTCGAGGTGGGGAAGAAGTGCATTCTGACCATCGAGACGACGGCCAAGAAGGTGACGTGGCGCGCCCCGCTGGGACCAGATACGCTTGCTATCGACGGCAAAAGGCTGGCCGTGTGGGCGACCGAAGGGGTCTACAAGTTCATCGCTCAGGTGCCGAGCGGGGACGATGTACTCTCGACGGAAGTGATCCTGACCGTCACTGGACCACGCCCGCCTCCCGGACCTCCGCCTGATCCCGGCCCGGCCCCTCCAGTCCCTCCCCAGCCCGTAACGTCCTTTCGCGTGATCTTTTCCTTCGAGTCCGCCAGCACGCTTACGGCCGTGCAGAACAGCGTCATCTACGGCAAGCAGGTAGCGGACTACCTGAACTCGCACTGCACGAGAGAGAGCGGGCATCCCGATTGGCGCAGGTACGACCAGAACGTCAACACCGCCAACGAACTGCCGAACATGAAGGCTTTGTGGGAAGCCGCCAAAGCGAAGATGACCGGAGTTCCATGCTGGGTAATTGAGCGGAACGGGAAGGCCGACATCCTTCCCCTCCCCACGTCCGTCGCCGATGCCCTGAAAACTTTGCAATCATACGGAGGCCAATAATGGATTTTTTCCACGGAAATATCCCAATACTTGAAACCGACCTTCCGGCCACCAATCTGTCTCATCCTCCGGGGGCGACGTTCGGCATGGTGCCGCGCGATTACTCGGTGGACCCGGAGATGATGTTCGCCCAGCCTGACCAGATGGTCCTGATCCCCGAATCGGAGTGGGACGCCCGCTTTGACGAGCAGGAGGCAACCCAAAGCTCGTTGGAGCACATCTACCTCTCCGGCCCGAACGGAACCCCGAAGTTCATCAATCTCGATCAAGGAAACAATGGTTTTTGTTGGAGTTATTCCACTGCCCACTCGATCATGATGGATCGGTTGAAACAAAACCTCCCCGTCATCCGTTTGAGCGGGGCCGCGACGGCAGCGATCATCAAGGGGGGAAGGAACGAAGGCGGGTGGTGCGGGCTATCGGCCAAGTGGGCGCGGGAGAACGGCTACGCCATTGAGGGCACCGGGCCAGGAGAGTGGCCCGCTCAGTCGCGGAACCTGAAGTACGACACTCCTCAGCTTCGTGCCGCCATGTCGCTCCACAAGGTTGAGGAGGAGTGGACGGACCTGACCAAACAGGTCTACGACCAGAACTTGACCCGCGCCCAGTGCGCGACCTGCGGGTTCAACAACATCCCCGGACCGAGGGATTACAACTTCTGGAGCCACAGCGTTTGCGGCATCCGCTGGGTCCGCATCGAGAGAGGTTCGTGGGGGCAGTTGATCCTCAACTCGTGGCTGAACTGGGGCCGCTACGGATTGGCGGTCCTGCGTGGTTCTCAGGCGATCTGCAACGGGGGATTGGCGATCCGGTTGTCGTCGGCATCCGCCCAGTGAGGTAATTATGAGAATTGCCGCGCTTACTTTCTGTTTACTCTTCGTTTACGACGCTGGGGCACAGACGCCCCAGTTCGTCGTGGAGAACAAAGTCCCACAATTCATCGTTGAGAACAAGATCGTGGCTCCTGTGGCCACCCAGACGCTCCCAAAGGCCATCCAAACGTATCTGGCCCAGCCGTTGAACCGTGGAAGCTGCCCTTGCGGAGCGACGGGCTTCGGCTGTCATTGCAATCCGGCTAGTCTGTGCGGAAAAGAACCGTGCGCTTGGCATAATCCGATCTTGGCAGGACAGGGGGCTGGTATTGCTAGGTCCAGCGTAGTTGCTGGGCAGTCGAAAGACGGTCCGCTTCCTGTCCTGCCATCTTTCCAATCGTGTCCACCGGGCGGCTGTCCACAGAGTTCCGGGGGCGGTCGTCCCCTTCGCATCTTTCGTCGTTAGTCGGGTCAATTGCCTTAGCCACCGAAAGGAGTCAGTGGAGAGGAATGAGAGCGTGACCTCGCTCGTTCAATGGCAAGCGCCCCGCGTCGGGACAACGGAGCGCGAGCCAACTGGAGAAGATGATGGAAGAGACTGAAGAATACAAACTGCTCCGCGCGGGGATGGCTGAGCTGAAGGTCCACATCGACACCTGCCTGAAGTGCGACGGGACGGGGAGCATTAAAAACCCAGCGCTCCCCTACGACGAGATGATCGCCTGCCCGTACTGCCAGAAGGCCCGTGAGATTTGTGACAAGTGGGAAGAACTGACAACCTAACCGGAGAACACATGAAGCCGATCAAGATCATGCTGCTGAAGCGGCACCTGAAGAAGCAGTTGGCTCACCAGACCACGAGCGACCAGCAGAAGGCGACGATCCGCCTCGCGCTCGATGATCGCAAGGCCCTTCGCGCCGCAGCCCTGCACGTCGCCCAAGCCGATAACGGCAAGGTCGGCCAGCTTGGTGATGGCGCGCTGCTGAAGTGGCTTTTCGATCACCGCGCAGAAATTTTGGAATTTATCAAGCAGATCATCGAAATCTTCGCGTAATCGACGTGCTTCCCACCGTCGAGGCTGAGGCCGCGTCAGGGCTAACTGGCGCGGCCTTTTTAGTATTCTGTTCCAGCTAGCTAGGCAACCTTGACTCGATGCAGCATGGCTACGGAGTCAAGCGTGTCAATGTCTCTCGCGATGTATTCCGTAGCCCATGCGTCCTGAACCGCAACCTCGACCTTCTTGCCTTCGTACTTCGCCAGCGACCCGCGCCACGGTATCGCTTCCCAAAGCTCGCCAGCTATCTTCACCATGCCGTCTTTGACCTTACGAATCCCAAATGCAAGCCCGCGAGCGCCGGTGTCTCTATCGCGTCCCCATCGGTCATGCTTGAAGCCGTTAGTGGGCATGGCTCAAACCCTTCGCACTTGGCATCGAAGTCTTCATGAGTCATCTTTCGCATTGTGATCCTGACCACGCATGGCGTGTCGGTCGGAGCACCATCAAGGAACTGTTCGAGTTGGCTGAAGTCAGGCCACGGCGACAGATACACGTCGAAATCACCGTGGATGCGTTGGCCTTTAGGCTCGATAACCTGCATTTCCATCACGTCGATTTTGTTGGTCGTCATTTATGGTTCCCTAGCATCCAAGAACAGTGGACCTCAATAGCCTTTGGTCAGGGCTGCTATCTCTTTCAGGCGCTCGGCCATTTCTTTGCTCTCGCACAAAAGACCGGCGACCAACTCAGGAGCGGTGGCCACAAAACAACCGCATCCAATACAGTCATCGGCGTTGTCGTGCTTACGCAGCATCCCCCTAATCTCGAACTCGTCTTTTTGAAGCCTCTCTAGTTCGCTTGGCTTCCGCTTCTTCTTGGCATTCCTTGATTCGGTCATTCGCAATCTCCTCCGAAAAATCGAATCAGGTCATTCTCTTCGATCACTCTTTGGCCGTTGCTCAGTTGATACACGCGGAGTTCAAACCCCATAATCTTCAAAAGGCCCTCATGCGTGGCCACGGGAATATCTGTTGGCGCATCGTGAGCAAGAGCTTTCCATTCGATAGCGTCAAGCATTCGGCTAATTGCCGTTGGTCCGGCGTTCGTCGTCATTTCAGGTTCTCTAGCTGCGTGTGCTGTTGTACTTTACCGATCACCACGACCAATTTTCCATAACATCCACCCCACCAACAGGGGAAGGCCGACGAAGGCCAAGGCGAGCAGGATGATTAAGCATAGGTGGTGCATGGCTACCACAGCTTTTCGATGCAGATGTGGCACATGGCCAGCGCTCCCTCGTTGCCTTCGTAATAGTGCAGGGACAGGCGTGGGACGAACTTAACGCTGTCACCTGCGAGAATCCCGTTTTCAACCAACAGGTCCAAGACAGCCTTGGCGAAGTTATCCAAGTCCCGATCCTCACGAAAGCCTTTCCCGCTCGATATGGAGATCGTGATCTTGCACGGGTTTGGAGCTTCGCCACGGACGCGCTGCTGGTGCATGGATAACTGAGCGTCCACCAGCCAGTTTATGTATCGTTCAGTTTTGATTCTCTTCTTGCCAGCGTTTCGGAAAAGGTTGTTTGTCGATGGCGGAACCGGCAGGGAAAAGAACCCCGTGAACGGCATCCTTGCCGCTTTTTGCCCTTCCTTTGGCGCTCCCCGGACTGTTCCTTCCGAAAGCAGTTTGGCTTGTGTCTCAGCGTTGATGGTCCCAAATCGGCTCATGCCATCACCTCCATTCGTTTCCTCACCAGCAGCAGCGCCGCCCGCTCCAGGGCATCAGTCGCAGCGGCAGACGTGGCGTACCACAAGGACCGTTGCGGGTCCAGTTCTTCGTTAAACGTGCCGCCTTCCAAGGCATCAAAAAGAACGGTCGGCAGGTTGCTTTCTGGATCATTATCTCCGTCAGGACGAAAGGCTTCATCGAACAAACCAAACGCCATATTCTCGACCGTTGCATCGTATGGTCTCTTGCCGCTTACCTGCACCCCTGTCAGTGGCAGCCGTGACAGTTCGCCCGCGAGGGAGTTAACGCGGCCAGCAGTCGTTTTGCATGTTGGGCAAGTGTAGAAGTTCATTCCGTTCTGCCATTGCCGCCTGCCTTCGCTGCATCGTGGGCAAACGTCCCCGACGAGGGCGGCACACGACAGCGACACCACGCCGACGAAGCCACGGACGAAGCGAAACATCACAAGCTCTTCGCCAGCGCCGCGCATCACGTCAGCCGACCAGAAGCCGTGCCATCCGTCTTGGTTTGGGCATGGGTTGGTATGATTGGCATTGCGTCCGCCCAGCTTCCCGGCCCAACGCACACAATTACTCACCTGCACGACGCCACTTGCAAGGCATTCACCGCAGCCTGACGATTCAATGCGATATGACCTTTGCTCCGTGACTGTTTTCCTGCCCTTGCATCGTGGGCACGTCTCCGTGCTGACTGCTGACAGCAGTTCACGCTCGCGGCGACGGAGGGTGCTGACCCTGCGCTGTAAAATATGGTGCTGGGCGTGTGGGCTTTCTGAGCTATGCAACGGGCAATCGTGGTCGTTCTTCGACTGCTCTGGATTCTTGCAACAGCAGTCGCCGCAGTTCGGGCACCAATTGGCCGACACGCCCTCGCAGTCCTTCCACTCAACATCGTCGTTGAACAGTTCAACCTCTCTGGCTGCACAGTCTGCTAGTTCGCATTGCACGCGAATGAATTCCGCCCTGTCCGTCCACTGCTGCCCCTCAGCGCCCAGCGGGCAGTTCTCGACCAGCCAATCAGCGTAGGCTAATCGCGGCGCGTCGTTCTCAGGCTCGGCGAGGATCGTTTCAAGGAATTGGGAGTCGGTCACAGCTCAAATCCTTCGCATCTGGCGTCGAAGTCTGCCTGCGTCATCTTCCGCATCGTGATCCTGACCATGCACGGAACGTCGGTCGGAGCGCCGTCGAGGAACTGCTCAAGCTGGCTGAAGTCAGGCCACGGCGAAAGGTACACATCGAAATCGCTGTGGATGCGCTGACCTTTCGGCTCGATGACTTGCATTTCCATCACGTCGATCTTGTTGGTGGTCACGCTGCGGCTCCTGTCAAGAGTTCGGGGTGTTCGTGCAATGCGCGGCAGAGCGCCTCTTCGGCGGCTTGACGGGTAGGGTATTGCCGATAATGGCACGGAAACGGCTCGATTCCACGATGAAGAGCGGCGTGGATTTCCTTTGGCAGTCGCCTTTGGTTGTACGGTACATCATCACGGTCGCCTTCTTCGCCTATTTCCAGCGTGATACCAGACCAGTAAGGGCCATCGACCAAACTGCCATTTGCGAATTTCTCATTACCGCTCATCCACCGATACCCAGCCGCCCTCCAGTCGCCCCGCTCTTCAAGCCAATCGCTAAACGCACCCCGCAGCGCGTGGTTGTCCGGCTCGGCGTCCAGGGCGGCTTGAAAGGCGGATTCGGTGGTCACGCTGGTTTCTCCAACACCTGGCGGGCGGCGGCGATGGGGTCAAAGGGATTCATGGGCAGGCTCCTTTCGCACCGCCGTACAAATGCACGGATAGAGATTGTCGCCATCGCGCAATTTGCGTTCTCCAGTCCCGCCACAAAAGCGACAGTCCGAAGCCGGTTCGTACTTCAAAGAAGTCATCGTCGGGTATTTTTTCCTCAGTTCAGCTAGGGTCATTTCTGGTTCTCCGGGGCGGCCAACAGGGCTTCGACAGGCGGTGCGGGGAGTGGCATCCAAGCAATCGGATCACGACATAGCCGATTGTCGTCTTCCCATACGCCACCGCCCCAACGCACGACGGCTTGCCTTCGCGTCCGCATCAGACCAAGAAGCCAACTCGAATCTTTCGGCGCTGTCTCAATCGGCTGCCATTGTGGGCGGGCCGCGACCAGGGCGGCGGCGATGTCGTCAATACTGCCTTCGCCTTCGACTCGCAGCAGGTTCCACAGCTTCGCGGCCTCGGCCTTTGCCTTTGCCTCGTCGTGAGTCATCGCTCCCTCCGTTCTTTGGCCAGTCGCGCCATTTCCAGCAAATCCTCGTAGGCAATCACTCCCCAGCCAGAAAGGCCAGGGATCATAACCGATACACCATCTTCGACTTGGCCGCATCGGATTGGGTTAGGGTCGAATTTCAGCACATCGCCTTTGCCAAACCCAGCCGTCTGAAAAACGTAAGAATCAACTTTAGCTATCATTTCTTTTTCCCCTTGCCTTTCTCGTGGACCGTCACCCGCACACGGACGACACGCCAGCCGATCATGGTGCTGGCGTGATTCCGAGCGTACTTTTCTTCCGAGAAAGCTGGGAAGTAAAGCGTCCCATCCGGTCGCAACAGCCGCCACTCCAGCCACGAACGAGCCATCACATCCTCCCCGCTTCCTTGAGGCACCCCGTCACCCAACCCGAAACATCTTTCGCCACAGCCACGCCAGATACTTCGATGCAACCAGTTCCGGGAACATCGACCGCGCTTTCTTGAAATACCTCTTGGCCTCATCCATCGAGTTATCGGCGTTGGTGATGTTCTCGATCATGCCGCAAAGCGATGGGCGGGCCTCGTAGGGCTTGCAACCAGCGTCGATTTCTGCGGCCTCGATAGCACAGAGGAACTTGTGGCAATCGTCGCAGCGGTCGTAGTCGAACGTCTCGCCAAAGTTCGGTTCGGCACATTTGCAGTCGTGGTCTTGAGGATCATCCTCATCGTTGCGAGAGCCGACGCACTCACACTCGCCTTCCGAGCAGCGGCGGCACTCTTCGTGCTCTTGCTGGTAAATATGGTGCGTTATCTGGCCAGCCTCGATTGTGCGATGACACTCGTTGCACCAAATCTTTTTCGGCGCTGGCTCGGATTTTTCGCTGCTGACAGAAGCAAGCCAGTCGTAGTCGCCTTGGTAAAAACACATGGTCAAATTCTCCCACACTCTCGTAGGCACCCCGTCACCAGCCTGCGGACTTCAGCCGACAGCTCACGAAGCTGGGCCGCGATCCGCTCCGGCGAGGTGCCTTTTGGCGTTCGCCGAATGAACCACAGGGCTTCCATGATGGCCTCTACGGTCGTCTTTTCCCTGTCGGCCACGAGACGCTTGGCGGCTTCGTTTTTGGCCGTGCTGGACTCCGCGTCGTGATGACAGGCACGACACGTCACGATCACGTTGCAGCGGAAGTCTGAGCCAGCCCCGCCGACCTTCAGAAAAAGGTGATGCGGTTCTAAGCGAACACCGCTCGGCGGGCGCTTGCCGCACAGTTCGCATTTTCCAATCGTGATGCACCATTCCTTCAGGGCCTCACGGCTTTCTTTCGTCCGGTAGATCACAGCAGACCAACCTTTTGAGCGGCTTTGGCGTGTGGACAACGGCGGAACTCGCCCTTCCCTGTCGTTCCAAGGAGCCTTTGGTGGTCGCTCCCGCAGGTGCATGAGCCACGCTCGTTGATCTCGAACTTCGTGACACCCATCTGGTCGCACAGGCTGACGGTCCTGACTCCTTCGATCAGCTTGGTCATAACCAGATACAGCTTCCCGTGGATGAGCAAATGAAGGCGTGGCATCACTCCTCCCCGGTCAGGGTTTCGACGGCCACGCTGACCAGTTCCTTGGCGGCGGGAGAGTTAGCCTCGCTGTCGGTGGACTTCTTGAGAATCCGCACCGCCACATCGACCCGTCCTTGCAAGTCGATCAGTTCGGCTTGGTAGTTCCGACGTGAACGGGCCTTGGTTTTGGGTTGCTTTGGCGGTGCAGCCAGATTGTTGTCTTCGCTCACTTTTTCTCCTGAATTTGTTGAAGGAACAGAGCAGCCCAACACAAAAGCATCATTTTTCTGACTTCGCTGTTGAGCGAGGCGAAGTCGTCGTGAGTCACTTCCAAAGACTCGTCTTGAGCAAGCCCGGTGATAATCATGAGGACTGACTGTAGTTTCGCCGTGTTCTTCGGCGTGTCCTTGGCCTCAAGCATAGACACGAACTCGGCCAGTTTTTCTTTAATCACTTTCGCACCTTTGGTTTGGACCATAACGGGCTTTTGCATCGCGGGCACTGGACGGGCACGGCTTCAATCCGTGGCGTCCATGACTGGCCGCACCGTTTGCACGTCAGGGGTTTCTTGGTCGTCTTCATAATAGTAATAATAACTACTGTGGCAAAGAAGTCAACGTATTCTCGGCGCTGGTCCGGCATGTTTTCCATTTCGATGGGACAAGAACTCCTGTGCGTTCGCGACCGTCTTGCGGAGCTTCCCCAGTTCCTCTTCAGCCAACCTGCACCGTTCCTCCAAGGCTTCCAGCTTTTGGGTCGCGAGGAAGATACGCTGCTGCATCTTCTCGTACAGTTCCTCGGTCCTCTTCAGGTCGAAGACGGAAGCCAAAGCCGTGCGGAGGATGTCCGGTTGGGCGATGGAGGCCGTCGTGATGGCCTTGAGGAGTATCAGGGCCAGATCGTTGCTCAGGGCACGCTCTTGGGCGCGGAGCATATCGTCTTGGTCGCTCATGGGGCCATCCGCCCGTTCTCGCAAAACGCTTTGTAGGTAAGCGGCCACCCCTCCGCGAACATCTTCTCGCAGGCCCGTGCCGCCATCTCGATTTCCCACAAAGGGTATGAAACTGCCTTGGCGTTGGGATCGTGCGTCCTGAGCGACAGGAAGGCCATCAGCGACCGTGGATTGCAAGTGACCCAACAACCGGAATAGATGCCTACCGGCAGACAGTCGCGGGCCAGTCCGGGGTCGATGCCGAGAGAAAGGTTGTCTTCGTAGGTCTGGTACGCTGCTTCGTACATGCCTTCGAGATTGCCAACCAAGTGGTTGTAAACGTCGTCGCTGTCACAGTGAGCAAACTTTGGGCGACCCGGCTTCCACCCATCGACTTTCATCATGGGGCGGTGCCGGTCGGGCACGTAGAAAATTGGTTCAAGCTGCTTGTAACGCCCGCTCTCCTCGTTGTAACTGAACCCAATTCTGTGACGGTGCCATTCACGCCAGACGAAAATCGGAGCGTGGACAAAGAACGTCGCGGCGGCGTGCTCGAACGGTGTTCCGTGGCGGTGCTTCATCAGGTAGTTGATGAGGCCGAAGTTTTCGTCAGCAGCGCCCGGTTCGGCAAACTGCAAACAGTCCCGTCCGTTCGTGCTGACCTTCGCGGCTGCGACGACCATATGATCGCCGCCCATGCTCTGAATGAGCTTCACATCAACCGTTGACTTAAACTCCATTGGGCTTCCCTTCAAGGTTTTGGATTTCACGGTTCAGATACCACGCTGCTTTTTTCAGATCGGTCAATACATCGCCCTTCTTCCCGGCGCGGCTGATGTACTTCACGGTGTTGCCGAGACAGAATCCCAAGCCCCACGCTTCGATAACCTTGATGGCCTCGTAGGGATTAGCCTCACCGCCGTAGTGTGTCGGATGATTGACCTGTTCGCTCACTTGCTCTCCTCCCACGCTCGTCGGTTCTTCAAACTCGGTTCTACGCACAGTTTCATGAAGTCCAGAAGGCACTCCGAGGGGTCCGTGCAGCCGTCGTGCAGGCTGGCGAGAGAGGGGAAGGCCGGGCAGCTCCACTCCCACCTTCCCTCCACCTGACGGCCCTGGAGCTTGTGGTCGTTGACGTATGAGACCGTCAGGAATGGCTGGCTCACGCTTCGCCTCCCAAGTCCTTTGGGTTTTCAATCGGCGATGACTCTTCTTCGCATTTGACCCCGTGCTCCGAAAACCATTCCTTCAAAGCATCGGCCCGACTCGGAAGGACTTGGCCGTGAAGCAGGCATTCAGCGCCGAGCACGCCGTCGAGCAGCCACACGTCGCAGTGGTTCGGATCGGAAGGATAGCGCCTGATTCGCAGATTGAGCTTCACTCGATTTCTCCCAAGTGGATTCCTTCTTCAACTCCATCAAACAAACCCGGCGTCGGGTGGCGCTTCTTTCGTTGCTTGCAGAACGAACACTCCATCGGAGGCTTACACTCTCTGAGGTAGTTCAGCTCGATCCAGTTGCACTTGATGGACCCAGAGCGCTTACAGAGGCCGTTGCAGCACTTGAAGTCGTAACGATGAAGAGTCTCGTCAGTTTTCTTGGCCATAGGAGCCTCAAAACGGGATGTCGTCGCCGATTTGGTTCTTGTCCATCCATTCCTGATGGGCTTTGCCGCAGCAGTCTTCGTGCTTCTTACTATTGAACCAGTCGAGCTTGCCGCACAGGCAGCGGTGAACGATGGGGTACAACCAGTCAAACTCGATTCGATTGAGTAGCGAAAAGTACCAGTTTTCTCCATACGACGGCTCGCGGCATCGGCGGCATTCGGACAGAAGCCCTTCTTCGTCATCGAGACGATGAGTGTCTTCGCATCCCCAAAGCCAGCATTGAAGTCTCATGATTTCTCCTTTTGGATCAGGCGGTCATAGGGAACGTCGGCCACTGGCAAAGACCAGTCGGCTTTCTCGATGGGCATCAGGGGAAGCGTGCGTGGTGGGTAGTAGTGGTTTTCCAAGAAGAACATCGCCTCTGCTTGTTTGAAGTTCATGCGATTCTTCGAATTCTTGGCTTGGTAATACTTGTTGCTCCACAGCTTGGCGGTGTCCGGCTCGACCTTCACAGGCTTGGGTTTGAACACGTCGCCTTCGTGCTGGCGAAGAGAGCCATCGGACTGCATGACGATGCGGGTTCGCTTGCTTGATTCGTGTCCGCACTGAGGGCACTTTGGGCCAGATGGTCGAATCCGGCCGCACTGAGGGCAGCGGATCGGTTCCTGATCCTGCTTGGCGATGATCCGCTCCGCTCGTTCCTCTTTCCACTGAGCCTCGGTCTTGCCAAGCGCCCACTCGCGATCCGCGTTGACTGAACCGTGCCTCCAGTAGTGCCCGCCGTGGTCCTGAATGGTGGCTGACTGTTTTCCAGCGCAGGCCCGTAGGATGCGCCCCATCGACTGAAGCCAGGTCTGGAGCGACCCCATCACGGTGGCGGCGATGGCGTGCGAGAGTTCGGGAATATCCAGTCCTTCCCGAAGGACGAAGCGGTTGCAGATGATCTTTGTGTACCCGTCTCTGACGGAGGCAAGGAGTTCTTCCCGTGGCCCGTTTGGGTAATACTCGCCTTCCATCCAGACTCCGTTGCCGTCGATATGGGCCGCGCGAACACCAGCCTTGCAAAGCTGCTCGGCGAACCAGATCGACTCCTCGACCCCAGGAGCAAAGAGAACGGTTGGCCTTTGGTCGGGATTGAGTTGGCGGTATTGGTCCAGGACTCGACCGAAGATCGCTTTGGTCATGATGGCTTTCTTGACATCGCCTTCCTTGTATTCCCCGGTCTTAACACTCTGCTTGAAGTTCCGCATGTCCGGTTCGTCCGGCCCGTAGTGCATGGCGGGAACCAGACATCCGTATTTTCTCAATTCCCCCATCGTCCCGGCGACGACCAGCGAGTCGTACAGGTGCGCTAGGTCAATTGGCGTGGCCGTGATCCCCACATACGCTCCGCCGTGCTCGACGTGAAGCTTCAAAACCTGCTCGGCCATTGCGGCTTTGTTCAGGTGCGCTTCGTCCACGAGGGCCAGGGTCTTTACTCCGTGGCCGTGAATCTGCCACTTGTCCATTTTGAAGACGCGCTGGTTTTCGGTCGGCAGAGAGGATACCTGTACGTCGTGCTGGCGATTGTCCTCATGTCCGGCCGCACGAATGCCGAAGGTTAATCCATGAGCGGTGAGGACTCTGGAAAGTTGATTGATGAGCAGTTTCCGATTTGTGTAGACGATGGCCTTCCATCCTTGCGCGACCGCCCACTCGATCAGTTCGCAGACGATCCGCGTCTTTCCTCCTCCCGTTGGAGAGGTCAGGCAGATTTTCTTTTCGCCAGCAAGGATACGCCGTGGCACTTCACCAACGGCGTACTCCTGATGTGGCCACATCGTGGGCAGGATTATGCCTTCTGCCATGCTTCCCAAGCCTCAATGAGGTCGCTCATCTTCGAGTGGGTTGATTTCCACCCCGGATGCTTCTGGTGCCCCAAAGCTTGCGCCCGGTCGTTCAGAAGCCTAGTCAGCCTGCCGATCATGTCCTCGACCTTGCGGTCATCGAACTTCAATCGACCGGACTTGGGTTCTTTGGGTTTGCCGTTGGTTGGTTTGCTCTCTTTCGCTTTCTCGCGCAAAGCAAAGCATTCCCGGCACATGGACTTGGGGCCTTTCTTCGTGCAGTTCGGGCAGAAGATTCCGGTGGCGACTTGGGACTTCGTGACCGTGGCCTCGCCGGACAGAACTTTGGCTTTTGCTTCTGGTTTTAGCTCGTCAAGGCCCTTGGAAAACTCGGCGTCTCGAAGCACGGTATTTTTCGATACACCCTCTGTTTTTGCTATTTTTTCCGCTGTTTTCAAGTTCCCATTTTGGGAACTTGCTCGGTCGCCGCCGTGCCCGTTTTTGGTGTTCAGATATAGCCTTCCGCGAAGGTCGCTGCGCTGGGCGTCGGTCAGGTTGCGCTTGCCTAGTTGGTTCTCAATAATCCACTGGATAGCCTCTTCGCGGGTGCTCATTTTCAGAATCGAGAACTCGTAGGGGATGCCCTCGCCGTCGCAGATGTCTTTGCGGTTGTGTCCGTCGCCGAGGAAGTGATCGCCGTTGACGTTGATGATGACGAGATTGTCTACTTTGTGGCCAGCCTCGTGGCGTGCGATGATGTTTTTTCTCAGCAACCCGTAGCTCTCTTCTCCCATCTTGGGGAGAAAACTCTGAATCTCCGGGTCAACTCGGAAGACCATCCTAGACTCCTTGAAAACACCGGGGGCCACACCCCTTCGGCGTCAGACCCGATCCCACCCGCCGCTATGGAAGCGAATGTTCGGCACCGAAGGGGCATGGCCCCAGGAAAAATTCAAGTTGTCCCATAGCTTGCGGCCTGCCGGGGTCTGACATCCGGCGTCGATTTCATTTGTACGCTCGCCCCTGAGAGGAGTCAAGCGCTCAGTTCCGTTCCACGATCTTCAGCCCGACCGGAACGTCTACGATCCAATCCGTGTCCCTCGACCGGCACCTCGACTGCGCGGCCACTTCGTTTCCGAAGACGTGGGCCAAATACTGCTTCACGTCCGCGAGCGTCATCTGGGGCTGGGGGATGGAGCACAGCCTTTTGTGGGTCAGTGGACACAACAAGTCAGTCATTGCTTTCTCCTTTGGTTCTCTAGCTCGGTAGGCTGGGCTACTCGTCGTGACCTTTCGGGCACGGATCAGCGCGCTGGTTCCACGCTGACACAATGTCCTTGGTCAGATAGTCGCCGCCCGGATGGTAAACCTCCGGCGATTTGAAATACACCCCGCATGCGTGACAACCGCAACGGTGCATATTGCTTCCATTGACTGAACGAACGTAGTAGGCTTTCGATCCACAGAACGGACAGGGCAGCAGTTTAGCCTCTTGTTCGCTCGCGTAGTTTTGCAGCTCTAGCGTGCGGTCATCAGTCACAAGGTCAGGCAATCGAAATTCGGACACTTTTTTACCCTCGTGGTCCGGCACTCTTAGGTAGTGGACCTGTTTTCTGGCTTGTTGATCGACTCAGCGATGCCGAGACGAAACCATTCTTCGGCGAGCGTTCCTGTCAGCGGAATGCGCTCATCCTCGAAGCGTCGGCACCGCTCCACCAGCTTCGGAACGTAATTAGCTCCGTCGATGCACATGGTTCCACATCGGGGGCAGTGGCTACGTCCGTTTCCGCAATACTGCATCGTGTGATCACAAGTTGGGCATGCCATGCTTTTTCGCCCTAGTTTTCCAGCTTCCGTAACTGGTACACATCAAAAGCATTGTCCGGGGAAGACCGGCGTTTTTGCGGAAACCACGAGGATAACGTGGCACCTGCGACAAGCAGGCCACCGATCTCCCCCGGACAAAGGTCACTTGGTCGAAAGCATCATCGTTGCCGACTTTCGACCTTCGGTTGTCTTGCTCGTATATGTCCATCGCGGTTCATCCCAGTACCGTCTCCTGTACCACGGAACGAGCGGCGGCGCGGTCGGGATATAGATGTGTTCCTTGACGATCTTCTCCTTTGGGAACGTCTGGTCGATCACGTCGCGCAACTCCTTCATCTCGGCAGGCGTTAGCTCGATGGACTTCTTGCCGATCTTCAGGATGATCTTGGTCACTTCGATTTCTTCGGACATGGAAACTCCTTGGTTAAAAGAACGGTTTGAACTTCTTCGTCTGCTCATCGAACGTCAGCCCACCGGCCCGTGCGAATTCCTGGATCATCGTCCAGCACTCTCGCTTCGTATCGGGAGTCATCTTGCCCAAGTCCGGGAGCCAGTCGTTCAACTGCTGGAGGGTTGGGTCTTTGGCCAGCCAAGCCGCCAGTTCGCTCGCTACGCCGCTCCTCTGCACGGGCGCTCTTTGGGCCGGTTGAGACTGGGATGATGGCTCATGAGCGGTCGTAGGCGTTCCAGAAGGCTCTGGATGGTCGCTCTGCGGCCGCTGATCCGCCCAGCGAACGAACAACCGCTTGGGGACCGGGTAGATTTCCTGCCTGGCCGCGTGGGCGTCGGCGTCTTCCTTGTTCCACTTCGGGTTGGCCTTGAAGACGACCACGAAGGGCCTAGTGGGTTTGATGAACTGATCGACCCGGCTCGACTTGCCCCGTTCCGGTTTGTCGTTGCCGACATAGACGGGAATCTGCGCCAACTTCATCCCGGACGCGAACTCGAAGTCCTCGATCTGTTCGAGCTTGTTCAGGTAGACCTTCAGGAACGACCACTTCATGGCGTCATTGGTGGAGTACAGGAGCAGGAACGGAGTCGCCTTTCCGTCCCGTTCCAGTTCCCCGTGAAGGACGAACCCCACGGTATCTTTTTCCTCACCGGCCTCCAGTCCCGGCGGGGCCACCAGCCAGCCACCGTTGAGCAGATTGTCAACTTGGCTTGAGTAGGTCGTCAGGTCGCCTTCCAGCGTCATCAACACGGCCGGGCCGCGCGGATGGTAGAGTTTCACTTCGGCGCTCATTTGCTTCCCTCGGTTTGGTTACTTTAATCGAATGTGCTTCCCACGCTCGCCCAGCTTGGCGAACGGTAGTTCTTCTCCGCCTTCTAAAGCAGCTCGGACTGCCTCGGTGTTGACAGCCAGCTTGCGGAACTGAGAGTCAATCGTCGCCGGGTCCAGTCCATCCGCCCACCCTTCAGGGACGATGGGGAGTTTGCCTCCGTTGGTCTGGAGCTTCACTTCACCCAAGGTGTCGGTGACGATGCGGTCCTTGCCCCGAAGTTCGAGGTAGGCTTTCATCCGTCCCTTCAGCCACTCGATGCGGCCTTCGCGTGTCTTCCGCTCCTTGCGGTACTGGTCCTCAAGGGACTGTGCGACCGCAATGTCCCGCTCAAGGGTGCGGATGTAGGCCCTGTAATTGTCGATCTTCTGACTCTCGCCGGTCGAGAGTTCATCGAACCACTTCGAGAGCGCTTCATGCGCGTCCTGCATGGCTTCCAAGCTCTCTTGCGTCACGTCGTTGGCGTCCCACGCGGCCTCAGCCAAGAGGGCGTCGAGGGCACGAAACTCATCGCCGATTTCCAACAGTTTCACTTGAACCTCCTCAAGAGTTTACTCCACCACCCATCACGCTTGACCGCTACAGTGCGGCAAGCCTTCACGGTCTGTGCTTCGCTTCTCTGCTGCGCCTGCCGGGTCCGGTACTCACGGGTGGCGGCTTCGATCAGGGGCCACAACGGGGTCATCTTCTACCTCCTTTGAGTGTTGATCGGCAAAGTTTTCCAGTTCGTTCTGCACCCACTCGGCCATCTTTCCGGCCTCGTTGTACTCGACCGTGTGTGCGATGCCGTCCCACTTGTTCTTGCCGTGGTAAGCCTTCTCGCAGTCGCTTTCACAGGTCGGCGGGTTGATGTCGGATTCTCCCTCCCATCGAAGGGCGCAGATGTCGTCGCTGTTCCGATGCTCGAAGACGGCGACGTGGAGCGTCTTCTTGAAGTTGCTGATCGTGAACGTGAAGCCACGCTCACGCCCGTTGTACCACGGGGCGGTCTCGACGCGCCACCCATTGTCCGTATCGACATCTTTACCAGCCAGAATGTGCAGCACCGCCCATGCGTTGTAGTGGCACCCAAGAGTCAGGTCCGCAAGTTTCATCACTTCACCTCAATGGGTTTCTGTTCTTCGTATCTGATTCCCTCTGCCGCCCTCTCGCAGAGCCACGCGGTCCGCAGGGCTTCCAGTTCTTTCGTCAGCCGGTCGATCTCCTCCACCGAGGAGAAATGGAGCGATACCGTAGCCGACTCGAAGTAAGCGGCCTTGAGCGTCATCCTGACGCATCCCCACTCGTCCGTCTGACCGTTGTCCGGGAAGTAGTCGTGCGACAGTTCCAAGGTCTGGTGTTCGGAGATGCCGAAGGTCAGGTGGGTCATGACTGCTGGTCCTTCCCGTCGTTTCTTACGGCGATTTGGAACGAGATCATCGCAAGCATGAGCGCGATCATTACGAGCAGTGGCACGACGCAGACTTCGAGCGTCATGGTTTCACCAATCCTGCCTCGACCAAGGCGTCCAGAGCGGCTTCCGGGGTGGGGAAGTAACGCATATTTGGTCCGTGATCGCTATCGTGCAGGTTGGTTGCACACCACTCGCCTTGATGTCGTTCATCTAGCGATGACCAAATCGAAATGCCGCTGCTGATCCGGTAGGTTGTGCAACATTCACCTTCGTCCATCGACGGTGGTGGCAGTTTGGCCTTCGGTGCCTTACCAGAGAACGGGACGAGGGCGGCGCGAAGGGCGGTTATCGCTTCGGGCCACGAAGGTTTGCCGTATCGTCCCTGCTCGTTTGAGTGAATCACGTTTCGTGCCGCGTCCACCAGCGCCAGCACATCCTTTTCTCGTTGCTCGTCCATCTCAACCTTGGCGGCGCAGACGGCATCCGCTTCAGGTTGCGACGGTCCTTCTTGTGGTTCAGGGAAGCGTTCCAGTAGAGCCACGAGAGCGGCGTCAGCAGCGGAGATGGCGATTTCATCGGCTTCTTGATAAGCCGTCTTCCAGTCCGAATTCCCCTGATCGACGCATCGGTCAATAGACCACGCCAAGCCCTGCGAAAGTGCCGCGCAGTAGGCTTGCAGCCATGCGTCACGCTTTTGTTCGTTGGTCATGATCTCACCATCCCCGCTACGCTCTCGCGGTCCAGTTCCATCTCATTTCCCCCAGCCCACACGGACACCACGTCCGGGTGGAACAACCCCTCAGCCCTGATGCCGTACCGGGGCGTTCCAGTCTCCTTGTCGGTGTCGTCAAAGACCGCGACTATCGAGGGCTTCCCCGGAGAGCCGCAGGAGAACAGCCGCGCCGCGTCCGTCGCGGCTTCGTGGTCGAGATAGTAAGCAAAGCCTTTCATGGTTCTTCCTCTTGAGAGAAATTTACGGTTCCTGTCCCCGGTTGTCAACATAAATCCTAAAGATTTTCAACGGTTTGTCAAGACAAGATTAGCTTGGGCTTAGGCAAGCGCCCCGGTGGGCGCTTCTTTGGCCTCACGGTGTCGGAGGGTATCCAGTAGTGGCCCTCGACGACCTCAGGCGTGATCTTCTGCTGGTTGATCCAGTTGTAGACCGCCTGGGCGGTGACGTTTTCCCGTTTCGCGTAGTCGGCAATCGTCATAAGCTCGCTCATGCAAAGCATTGTCATGGATTAACAACGGAAAGTCAAGCTAATGGCCCATTTGCCGTAGGGACGCAGGCCGGAATCGAACCGGCTGGAGCTGGATTGCGAGCCTCGCGCGCGGCTACCAGCTTTCACGTTTTGCGGGTCGCCTTGCCCGCCCCTGCGCCATTGTGGGCCACCAGTCCCCGGCTATCCGGCTGACGAGGCGGCCCCACGAAAACTAGCTGGGCGTGAGGAGGGGTCTTTCAGTTGGCGACTCCGCGAGCGTATCGTCTACAGTTGAACGGCTACTGAGCGGCGCGACCGCTGTTCACCGTCTGGCCTCGGACCTAGCCCGCTTCAAAGTCTCCCCCTCATTGCTACACCAGCACGCCCATAATCGCGGTTACGTTTACCGCGATGTTCCAAAGTATTCCGCCCCAATTCGTTGGTTGCAGTTCAGATACATTCGCACCGTGAAAAGATGCTGCCGCACGCGCTTTTGCAGCGCTGCCGATTTGTGCATCTCGCGGACGATAAGCCGACGCGGGATTGGCGCGTCGCGCAATTCGTTCAAGGCTTTTTCGAGTCGGGCGCATTCGCTTTCCAGCTCATCATCGGTCGCGCCGCTTCTGCAACTGGCCCACAAATGGCCGACATTATCCATCAGGTCTCGATACTCTTGGACTTTCATTGGCTCCCTCTTTTCGTCCGGGTTTGCGGCTGACGAGGTGGCCCGCGCACCGCTCCCCGGTCAATCTCCGAAGTAGAACACGCTGGCCCATTTGAGCAGGACTTCGCCAATGCCGGTTTCGTAGTAGTCGGTCCAGGGCGTGCCCCAGTCCTGATACTGCAAGTAGGCGCGAGTTGGCTGGCAATGCTCGTCAAGCTCGCCCATGATCCGCAGCGCTGGGCCTCCAGTCGAGAGCAGGATACAGAACTCTTCCGGGCGGCAAGCCTCTTCTGCCGTCAATTGGCCAGGAGTGTGCCATCCGCCGCGCACCTCGACGGACAGCTTCCCTGTTCCGTTTCGCGCGTCGGATTGCGATTGATGCGCCCATAGGTGCGCAACCATTGATCCGTCGACTACCCGTTTCATTGCTTTTCCCTCTTTCGGTGTCCAGATCGACGCTTGCCCGTTGCAATCGCCTCGCGCGCGCCGGCTTGACGGACCGGCGCATGCGAGGGGACTGGAACTAGTCACTCATTCCGCGAGATCGGCATAGCAATCGTCAACGTCGAATTCATCGCCGTCGTGCGCCGCCAGGTAGTCGAATGCGGCCGATAAGAACGTGCTAACCTTGCATCCGCATTTGTCACAATCAATCGTGCCGTCTGTACCGTTGTGGTCGCATTTTTCCTCTTTCAGATTGCCCGCTGCAATCCAGACGATGCGTCCCCAGTTTGCGTCATCATCGGTTAATTGATCGGTGTCCCATGCGCCATATTCCTTCAGTTCCGCAGCCAGAGCTTGCGGCGTGCACCGCTCTGGCCGATTAATCTCCCCTGCCCAGTGCTTTACGTCATCGTCGCAAGCGCCTTGATGGGAACAATCGGCGATTGCTTCAGAGGGCAGCTCGATAGCGAATCGCTCAAAATGAGCCGTTCTAGATTCGGCTTGCACTTCCGACATGTCCCATCCGCACGAACGAGCCAGGGGAGCATAGTCCCAATCCGTTTGCACAAACGTCAGAGACTTGCCCGATTCATCGACCAGTTCAAAGCAAAAATTCGGCGCGTTCCTGCCCTGATGCAACGTAGCTTTCATGTTCTTTCCCCTCTTTTTGTTTGCTGAATCCGCCCACAATCGGGCAATGGCCGCGCGGCTTGCGAGTGCCGCGCTTTCACGCAATCGGCCCGTAGACGCGCTAAGCGTCGATTTCCGCCATTTGTTCGGCTTGATCGCGCTCATAATCGTCGTGGTCGATATTGAGCCAGTATTCACATTCCGCTTCGCACTGGCGGATAGCATCCTCGCGGGATTCAATCTCGACCAGTTCCCCGCGAAAGAGCATTCCCACGCCTAGGCAATAGCCGACGATAGCGCGGCCGCGCGTCAGGAAGTAGACCACGCCGAAAGTGTCGTCGTCGCAATCGGTCCGGTATTCGCCGAATCGCTCCGATCTGCAATCCATCATCGTGCGGCCGCACCACGATTGGAGCTGGTCGCGCTTCCCTAGATAGCCTGAAACGCGCTTCCCTTGAACCGATGCGCCCAGTGCGCGGAATTCTCTTCCCTCAAACTCGACCACGCCAATCTCAGTTTGGCCCTGTCGCTCGCAATAGCTCTTCATTGCTTCCCCCTCTGTTGCTGGTGAAAAGAGTAAATGCGGACACAATCACGCCAAACGGTTTAGTTGCTTGCGAATCGCTTTGCTTTCCTTCGGTTATGCCAATGGGCAGATTCGGACGGACTGACCAATTTGCCAGAATGGAAACCGTCAACACATCCCTCAACTACCTTGCCGCGCTTGTCATATCGGCGAAGTGGCGATTCGGGCGCACGGCAGCATGTTGGGCATTGTGCGGTTAACTCACGGACGATTGCCTTGTATCGGCCCTCTTGCGTGCCTGCCTCAAATGCCAAGGAATGCTGAATTTCGACCAGATAGGCGTCAACGCTATTCCGATCTTCGCTGGTGAGCCATTGCCAAACCCAGTTGCAAGCCGCATCAACAGATTCGCCAGTATGAATCCGATCAATGGCGGTTTGGATACAGAGCGGTTTCATTGCATTTCCCCTCAAAAAATAGTGTTCAAACCGGATAGACCACTGGAACGGATAGCTCACTGATTTGTCCCGCCAGGATGCGGGCGCGCAGCTCATGCCGAGCGTATTTCGTTTGCAGCTCGGCCCGTACATCATCATTCACCGGGCGCTTCAAGAGCACATGGAGCACACGAAGTGACCCCAGTTCCTTGACGTAAGCGCGGTTCATTCGGGCTAGTTCCCTTGCGTTGTCCCGATTGCGCTTCTCATCCTCTCGGAGCTGGGCAACGGTGCGCTTGGCATAGCCTAGACCCGCTCCGACCGCAACAGCGGAAAGTAATCCGAACATAGGTCATTCCCCTTGCTTGATTTTTTCCACGATCATGCCATATCCACCGATGCCGTACGGGGTCCGTTCCACGATGGAAACGGCTTGCATTGTTGGCATTCCGCGAAGCTTCGCACGTGCGGCCGATTGCGCCTCTTCAAACGTCCAATAGGGTCCGCCATGACCACCGCACGAATAGAACAGCTCAAAACCATACTTCGATGCCATTTCTTGAATCGTCATGTTCAATTCCCCCAGACAAGGAACGCGGATAGAAGCGAAACGATGCCCAAAACTGCGAGTGCGACGATCATCGGTGAATCCTCTTGTCATAAACTGTCACGAAGTCCCTCTACCCTATAGGAAATGGTTGCGCGTCTACTAGGTGCAAGCTATTCCCACGTTTTCAGGCTAAACCCATCGTATCGGCCATATCGGTTAGTGTACAGAGTAGTGAACAAAGGAATTGACGTAACTCTATATCGGATAAGAGATAGAATTATTTTGAAAATTCAGTGTATTAGCGTTGTGATACGGTTGATTAAGCAAAAATTCGGCTTGCGAGGGTAGAACGGGAGACGCGGAGCGCTGCCGCGAGGAGAGCAATCTTGCGACGGGTGGGCGCATGCTGACCGGATTCATAACGAATCACAGTGCGACGGGATGCACCAATCATTTTCGCAAGGTCATCTTGAGTTAATCCACGCCTAAGCCTCAATTGAGTTAGAGGGGAGTCGACACACAAACGAGAGTGTGGGGCAATCGCCATAGAGGGATTGTAGCAAGGGAACGAACGGAGTGTACGGACAAACAACCGGCCCGCGCAACGTTTGTCCATCTTGCCAGCTCCGTTTCCTCGCATCTTTACTGCAATTCACGCAAGAAAACAAACGATTTCGCCTGCGCGTGCACGCGCGCGATGCTCTGTTTCCCAGTCTCCAGACACCCGGATGGCCCCCAGGCGGAGGCTGGGAGTGGAGTACCAGTTCCCCCCGGAATTTTTCACATATCCGGGAAATTGGACTGTGGGAACGTCATGGCATTGTTCCCACAATGGTGGTTGACTTTTGTTCCCACAATGGATATTGTTCCCACAAGGAGGGAGTATGAAGGGCAGTGAGATTAAGATCAGGATTTCCGATGAGGAGAAGGCGGAGTGGCAGCGCCGGGCGGCGGACTCAGGCTTGAAGCTCTCGGAGTGGGTGAGGCGGCAGGCGAATCGGGACGTGACGCTTCCGTCCGCTGAGGAGATGCTTCAGTACCGTGGCGTCGAGGCTCCTAACCCGATTGCCATCAGGGAATCGGCAGTCGAGTCGGACTTGGAGTCTGTCGGGTCTGTCCACGGTGGCTTCAAGGACACCATCGAGGTGCTGGGCAAACCCTCTCCTCCAAGGCCCGTGGCCAAGAAGGGGAAGCTCTGCCAAAGCTGCACTCGGAAGGGCCGTCCGTCTTGCGATGCCTGTCGGAAGGCGAACGCCAAGTCAGCGCTCGATGCGTTCGACGTGGAAGCTATGGAGGACAAGTGATGGATGGGGTCGAGTGCTGGCACAAAGATGGCGTGTTTGTCAGCAAGGCCCATCCTTATCGGGCCGCAAAAGAGTGTCTGTTCGGGTGGGCGTGCTACGAGTCAACGGTGATCGGTCCCGGTCATATTGGGGAACGGAAAGGCGTCACGGATGGAGATGGGGTTCTGGAGTGGCTCTCCGGTCGGACTCCGGAGAAGTTCTTTCAAGTCAAGGACGAGTGATTGCTGAGTACCTTTTCGTTGGTGGTCCCAAATGACGACGCAGATTGAGCACGCTGAGCTGATTGGTGGCCCGTTCGACGGCAAGATCGTGGAGTTTGTGGCCATTCGTTACGAGCACGCGGTGGCTCGGAGCGAGTGGCAGGCCCCAGAGGACTGGCTGAAAGCGGTCTACGAGTGGGAGATGCGCGGCGAGAAGGTGGTTGGTGTTTTCAAAGGACTGGTGCCGATATGAGCGTTTATTTGTTCGTTGGTGGTCCCAAATGAAGAAAAACCTGCGGATTTGTCCTCAGCCTGACGGTTCGTGGTTTCTTATTTCCGGTGGCGGTCAGTATTCGAGAGTCGGCAACGTCATTGCTATGAATCGTTCGACAATTGAGGCCCGGTGCGCCACTGAGGAAGAGGCCAAAAAGAAACTGGGGCAACTGGAGGCTGACGGTGAAGAGCAAAAACAAGCCTAGACGGCAATCAAAGAAGTCCGGATTCAACTCGTCGGCACGCGAGAGCAAGGTGCATTGCAACGAGATAAGGCGGACGCATTGCTGGAAGAATGGAGTCTGGGCAACAGTGAGCCATCACTACGGAGTTGAAAAATGAGACTTTACTTGTTCGTTGGTGGTCCGTGGGACGGCCAAAGAAGGGAAGCCGATAATGCTCGCGGTGGACTTATGCAGGTTCACGAGCCTCTTCCGTCGAATGACCCGCCAGACCTTCCGTTAAACCTGTGTGCCAGACCACGATACAAAAGCTCGTTCTACCGCTCGACTCCTTGGTGCGAAGCTGAGTTCTTCGTCCACGAGTCGCTCTCGCTTGAAGCGGCTGTCGCGGCCCTGCTGGAGAACTACCGGCCACTCTCGAAATCCGAGGTGGCTTTTGGGAAAGCCGTTCGAGACCTGCACGAACTCGTCATCGACCGCTCGCACTACGGGCAGGGAGGAACGGTCATCGGCAACAAGTGGCACTGCAATGGTTGCCATTCTCTGATCGCCCCGGAGCGGATGGGCGAAGTCTGTCAACACGGAGAGAAGCATGCTGTCTCTTGAGCGCCTTGAGGAACGTGAAGTCCCTGCCATCCACGTTCAGATCATCACCATCTTCGGCATCCCTTCCTCAAACTGGCACCGGGAACTCTTCATCTACGACGACCATTTCGATGGCATCGATCTCAACATCCCCATCAATGGACCAAACCGCCTGACCAACATCCACATCCGGCTCTAGGACGAAAGCATGGAACAGGTCATCCTCGGACAGAAAGACAAGCGCTTGGAAATCCGGATCACCCACGTCGAGAAACTGGCGTGGGTGGAAGCCGCGCGCTCCAAGGGTCTTGAACTTTCCGAGTGGCTGAGGGGAACGTGCAATCGTGAGATCGGCCTCCTTGGATTGAGGAAGTCGCTCTGCCAGTTCTGCCTCAAAGTCGGTGGTGGAAGACCCGCTTGTCGGAAGTGCATGGACAACTGGGGGCTGACGATCACGGAGTGCGATGAGGGCCGTAGCGAGTAATTGCATTGCCTTTTTCTCGTGAGTTCCCCATGATGGAGAGCAAAGGAGACCAACATGCCCGATGAAATTCAGAACGGCCAACAGACCACCACTCCGGCACAACAAACACCAGCACCAAGTCCTCAACCGCAGAGCGCGTCCGAGATGGCGGCGCAAACGGCGAGCGCTCCAGCGCCTCAGCCGACCCCCTTCTCGGCGCGGTCTTTTCTCGCCAAGGAATTCGGCCAGCCGGATTTGGAAAAGACGTGGGAGAACGATGAGACCGCCCTCCGTCAGCTCGTGGACGTGGCGCGACAGACCGCTCAGTACGCCCAGAAGGCTCAACTGGCGGACCGCTACGCCCCTCACGCCTCGGAATTCGACCAATGGCTCGCCGATAAAGAGAAACGGGCCAAAGAGGAGTCCCAGAAGGCCCAATCCTCGTGGTGGACCCCTCCACCATTCGATCCTTCGTGGGAAAAAGCCATTGATCCTCAGACCGGACTGGCAAAACCGGGGTTTGACCCGACGATTCCTCAGAAACTCGCTGCCTATCGGGAGTTTCAGAGGGACAAGATCAACCAGTTCACCCAAGACCCCCTGAAAATGCTCGAACCGGGGCTTAAAAACAGCCTGGTTCCGATCCTTGAGGAGCTTCTGGACAAGAAACTGGGTGGTTTCCAGGCCGCGCAGGCTGCGCAGAGCTACGTGCAGCAGAATTCATCGTGGCTCTTCGAGAAAGACGCCAACGGGGCCATCAAAACCGACCATAAAGGTGAGCGGGTATTCTCCCCCACGGGTCGTATCTTCGCCTCCTACGTTCAAAAGGCCGAACAACTGGGAATCCGCGACATCGCGGCCCAGCAGGAGTACGCGGAGCGCTGCACGGAGGGGGATTTGTGGCGCGCACGGTACGAGCAGGAGAAAGGCGCTCAGGGAGCGACCACCCAGCAAACCACAACGACGAAACCGGGGGTCAACCGGATCGCCGGTCTGGGGAACAACGCTCAGAGGCAAGCCGCCGTGGGTGAATTCCCGAAGGGGACTTCCCTCAAGGAGCGCCTGATGACGGCCGCGAAGGAAAACGGCATCAATGACGACGTGTTCAAGACGAGGTGATCGTGGACTACAATGACATGCCGCGCTTCATGAGAAGCAACCAGGTCGTGCGGGCCTGCCGGGTCAAGGACGCTCCCGATGCTCCGAAAGGCGCTCAAGTGGGCGACTGGATTGTTTACGTCGATCACCAGACCCCGGTGGTCCTCACGGACGGGCTGTTCCGGCTCCTGTTCGCGCCCATCGAAGGGTGACGAAATCGAACAGGCGAAGATCAGAATGAGGTACTACCTCACGCGCCAGATGGAGTTCAAGATTTTGGAAAAAACGCCCATTTCACCAGAAAGGCTTGAATTCCGTTTTGGTTTAACGCAAGATGGCAGCATCATCGTGCTGTTTGGAAAGCCGGTGCCCGATCTCCTCTTAACGCCCCAAGAGGCTGTCGCATTTGTCGAGGCGATGAATACCACCATCGCTCAGGCAAAGAAGATTCGCTCAAGGAAAACTTGAAAACCGCCACCGTTACGTGCCAAGCGGCGGCTTTTAAGGGGCATCCATGCCTGCTGAATGGCAAGGGATTCTCAACACCACCATCCGAAAGTACATCCGGGAGGTGGAAGAAGAGGTCATGCGGAATCGCAAGATTCTCGCCAAACTCCAATCCAAAGGCCGGGTTTCCTATAACTGGTCCGGCGATCAAGTCGAATGGCGCGTCCGCTTCCGTCGCGCAGCTTTACAGGGAATGGCCGACGCCGACACCCTGACCTTCGCGCGCGTCAACCGCCACAAGAAAGCCAACCTCGACTGGCGCGGTTACGCGATCCCGGACTCCGTGACCAAGAAAGAAAAGCTGATGAACGCCTCGACGGAGGCCATCGTCAATCGGTTCACGTCCCTGACCGAGATGATGATGGACGACATCGAGGACAACTTCGGCGACGAGTTCTACGTTGACGGCAACGCCTCCGGCAACGACAAGCGCATCCACGGCATCGAGAGCTTCCTCGGACGCGCCACCTCCGCGCTGGGGACCGGCATCTCGGCCGCAGGCGAAATCATCGGCACGCCACTCTACGCCCCCTCGGATACCTACGCGGGTATCACGACGGGGCTTGGTGACTACGGTGGAACGTGGTCTCCCGCCTTGGGTTCCGCAGGGCCGTGGCCTTCGGGTTCCGGGTCCGCCGAATACGACTTCTACTCACCGCTCATCATGGACATTACCTCCACCTTGGCGGCGGCGTCCGGTGGATGGGCATCCGCCACCGCGACCTTCGCGGCCCGTGGGATGGAGATCATCCGCTACGGTCTCATCAAGGCCGGAAAGAACAAGTCCAAGAAGGGTCAGATCGACATGGTGCTGACCTCGGACGAGTATTACCGGCAGTTCCTCGCCTTGCTCCAGACCGAGGAACGGATCGTCGTTCAGGACGCCAAGCCGAACTCCCTGAAGTCACTGGGCTTCACGGATGTCATCAACTTCGACGGCTGCGAAGTCACCTACGAGTACGGCGTCCCGTCCAACACCGTCTACGGGTTCAACACAAACCAGATGGAGCTGCGCAGCCTCCAAGGACAACTGTTCGTCCCCGAAGGTCCGGACTTCGACATCGCCGGTCAGTCGTGGCGGTTCGCCGTGGACTTCTACGGCAACATGATGTTCTCCAGCCCTCGCAACTTCTTCGTCGGTCGAAACATCGGCGGAGACGGCGCGTGATTCTTACTTGATTTCCAGTATCGCCCCGTGGAGTTGCGTTAGATGGCCAAACAAGAAGAAGCACCCTTCGCTCGTGGGACCACCTACCACGACACCGATGGCACGATTGACTTGAACAACCTCGGCGGGATCAACCTCGAAGGCAAGGAATACATCTTCGAGGACCAAGACCCCCGTTCCGCCGCTGGCGTGGCCGCGACACGAACCGGCCGTCCGGTGAAGTGTCGGATCGTCCGGAACCTCTCCGGCACGACCCTGTTCGGGAAGTATTGCGCACTCCTGGGAGTCACCGCTGGCAAGGTGACTCAGTACGCTTCCGGTTTGGTGGCCACCGCCGCCACCCGTGGGTTCCCGATTGACGAGTATCTTCCGCCCGCAGGGGTGCGGAACGGCGACCTGTTCTACGTCGTCGTGCAGGGTCCGGCAATCATGCGGACCAGTATGGCGGGCGACATCACCAACAGCATCGCCCTCAACGCCCATCTCGTGGCGCAGACCGCCGTCACCTCCGGGGCGACCACGGCCGGACGAGTGGGGGTCCGTGACACGTCCCTGACCGCCGCTACCTCCGGCGTCACCACCTACGACACCACGGGTCTGTACGACATGATCGCCAACAGGATCGGTCTGGCGCTGAGCGCCCGCACGACCGGCGAGACCAACGCGGATATTTTGGTGGATACGTTTTTGTCATGGTGATTTGAGTTCGCCCTATGCTTCCATCGCCCCAAGTCACTCTCTGCCATGCCGGCGCGGAACTGCGCGACCTCCAAGGCGCAGCCTATTACGCCCGCCTCTACTCCCAGGATGGGGTCGTTTACGATCACGTCGTCTGCGAAAACGAATACCGGCTCCCCGACCGATTCCTGAAGACCGACCTCGTCATCGACATCGGGGCCAATATCGGGTTCTTCACGATGGCCTGTCTGGCGCGCGGGGCGCGCCGGGTCGAGTGCTACGAACCAGACCCGGACAACTTCGAGCTATTGGAAAAGAACCTCAAGCACCGGAAGGTCGAGCTTTACCCCCATGCGGTGGGACGCTCAGACCGGAAGGAAAACCTCAAGATCGCACGGGTCAGCAACGGGTTGACCGCGATGGGGATCACGCTCCACACCTCCGGACAGCCGATCCCCAGCAAGGGACTGGACCAGATACTCTCAAGGCACAAAGAAGTTCGCCTGTTGAAACTGGACTGCGAGGGGTCGGAGTACGCGGCCGTCATGACGGCTTCTCCCAAACAGTTGAGGAAGTGCCGGGTGATCTGCGGTGAACTCCACACCGCCTTTATCCGTAAACTGGTTCCGTGGGAATGGAACTCGGAAGCGTTCTGCCGGAAGCTTGAGAAGTCCGGCTTCGAGGTCGCCGTCGTGCCCAACGAGGAGGCCCCGACCATCATCAGCAACTTTTGGGCTTTTCGCAAGGAGTCCGACTAGATGCCCAAGTTCAACATCGCCATCGCGCGGTTCCCCTACAAGAAAGAGGAGAACTCAACGGTCGCCGACTGGCTGGTCTCCACCGTCCTCGACATGAAGCGCGACGATAGGATCGGGAACATCGCCCGGATCATCCTGGATGACACACCGATCACGATGACGCGGAACAAAGCAGTCGAGAATGCTAGGAAGACCAATTCCGACTACCTGTTCATGATCGACTCCGACATGGCCCCTGACCTGTACTTCGGGAAAGACCCCAGCGCCAAGCAGTTCTGGAAGACGGCTTTCGACTTCGCCGTCAAGCATGAAGGGCCGTGCGCCGTCGCGGCCCCGTACTGCGGTCCTCCTCCTCACGAGAACATCTACGTCTTTCGTTGGCAAAACATGCAGTCCGATTGCCCGGACGATTCCGAGGTTGGAAGAGTCCTTGAACAGTTCACGCGCTCGGAGTGCGCGACCCGGACCGGAATCGAGCAGGTGGCCGCTCTCCCGACCGGGCTGATTCTTTTCGACATGCGGGCCTTCGACCATCTCGACCATCCCTACTTCGAGTACGAGTGGAAGGACGAGAAGATGGCCGAGAAAGCCTCGACGGAGGACGTGGTGCTGACGCGGAATCTGGCTCTCGTGGGGGTCAAGCAGTATTGCGCGTGGGACTGCTGGGCTGGACACTGGAAGCTCAAATGCGTCGGCAAACCTCATCTCCAGACCGAGGAATCGGTGGCGGAAACCCTCCGCGCGCCCCTGCTGAGAAAGCAGGAAGTGGACAAGACCCCGATGGAGCAGATCGGCGGCAAGTTCGATCCCCAATGGGAGCCTCCCAAGGCAATTGCCAACGGCAAGCCCAAGGCCCTGACGGGACGCAAAGCAAGGAAGTAGATGGGTGCGGGCTGGCTGGGTTGCCCGCTTGGGCGACGGGTCAGCTTGGTCAGTCCCGCCCCGCCTTTTTATGGCCAGAAACAAACTCGCTTCCGCGCTGAAGACCGTCTTCGAGAACAAATCCGTTCTCCCCAACACCGATATTCTCATCGGCAAGTTCGTCGAGAAATTCGGCGGGATCGACAAGTTCGTTGACGAGTACCTGAAGGTCTACAAGAGTTCCAAAACGTCTTTCCAGAAAGGGAAGATGCTCGACAACGTGATGCGCCTGATCGTCTCCTCGACGAAGAGCAAGAAGACGGGGGCCGGGAACTATGATGAACTGTCCGACGATGACCTCATGAAGTCCCTGGAGGGAATCATTCATGGCGCGGGACGTACCAGTAACCCCGGAGGAGCTTCAGGAGGAAGCGCTGGACCGGGGACAGGAACCGGACCTGAAGTTCCTCCAGGCAGTGAGCGAAGACCTGAGACACCTGGCCCACGAACTGGCGAGGAGGCAGATCGAGGCCCTGAAGCTGTATGAACCACTTCCCGCGATCTGGCTGAACGACAAAATCGTCAGCGCGGACGAGTTCCACAAATCCACTGCCCCGGAACGTCTCGCTCGTGGATCGAACCGGGCTGGCAAAACACTCCTCACCTCCGTCGAGGTCGCCCGCGCGCTGACCGGGCAAGACCCTAACCACAAGTACCCGGAACTGGACGGGCGCTGTTTCGCAGTCGGCAAGGATGGCAAACACGTCGCGGACGTGATGTTCCGAAAGCTCTTCAAACCCAATGCGTTCCGGATCGTCCGTGACAAGACGACCGGAAGATGGCGGGCCTTCCGCCCGTGGACCGAGGAGGACGCGACAAGAAAGCACGAGTCCCGACCAGCGCCTCCACTGATCCCCAGAAGGTACGTCAAGGACATCGCGTGGGAGAACAAGAAGGCCAGTCAGCCGCAACTGGTCGTCCTCTCGACCGGGTGGGAGATCAACTTCTACTCCTCGCTGGGGAAACCCCCACAGGGGAGCGACATTGACCTGGCTTTTTTCGACGAGGAAATCGAAGACCCGGAGTGGTATCCGGAAATGGCCTCACGACTCGTGGACCGTCAGGGAAAGTTCATCTGGTCCGCAACCCCTCAAGCGGGGACTGATCGGCTCTTTGATTTGAGCCTTCAAGCCGAGAAGGAGCGGGAGCGCAAAGACCCGCGAGTAGTGGAATTCCGCCTGCTCCTCGAAGACAATCCTTATCTTCCATCCGATCAAAAGAAACTGCTGGCCCTTAAGTTCGCCGACCCGGAGCAGTACCGGGTCCGCATCCTTGGTGAATTCGCCTACCTGCGCCGGAGGGTCTACCCGGAATTTACCCTTGCGGTTCATGGAGTCGAGATGACAGAGCCTCCCCCTCACTGGACCCGCTACGCGATCACGGACCCAGGAAGGCAGTTGTGCGTCACGACCTTCGTTGCCGTCCCTCCGCCAGAGGAGGGGAACAAAAAGTACGTCTACGACGAACTCTACATCGAGAACTGCACGGCGATCAAGTACGGGGAGGAGATGGCGAAGAAGTGCTCCGGGCAGCACTTTCAGGCGTTCCTGATCGACTCCCACATGGCAAAGCAGACCGAAATGGGGTCGGGGAAAACGGTTGGCTTTCAATACTCGCAGGAACTTCAGAAGAACAACGTCTTCTCACTGGAGACCGGGCACGGGTTCCACTGGGGGGCGGACGACATCAAGGCAGGGGTCGAAGCTGTCCGTTCGTGGCTCCACATAGCGCCAGACGGGCGACCGACCGTCCTCTTCGCTCTTTCGAGGACGAACAAACTCGCCCACCAGATGGAGCGCTACCACAACAAGATGATTAAAAACGTCCTGACGGATGAGCCTGCACAGCTCAACTGCGACGGCCCGGACACCCTGCGGTACGCCGCCATGCACGGCTGCGCGTACGTCAAACCCCCTCCGGCCAAGAAACGGGAGAGCTACGCCGTCAAAGCCGTGCGGGAGAAGAAGGAAAAAGAGAGGAAGAAACTTGGTCGGTCGTTCGTCAACCTCGGACCCGGCAGATAAGGCTCGCAAAGGCCCTGTGTTTCCGCTACGATTTCACCAAAGGAGATTCCCATGACCGCAACAGCCCAAGCGCCCGTCAAAGCCAATGCTCCGTTCGCCCCTCCCCCGGTGGAGGTCGGCCAGACCGTCCTGTGGCGTCACTCCCCCTCGGATGAAAACCCGGTCGCCGCCATCGTGACTTCATCGAACGGACGGGTGCTCGAAGTCTGGGTTCTGTCCATCGGACGGTTCAACGGCCAGCCCAGGGACGGGGTTTACCACATCGACGACCCCGACCTCCGGAGAAGGGAAACCACCGAAGGCTGCTGGGACTTGCTCGACCGGGACAAGAAGATCAACAAGCTGATCGACGAACTCGTGAAGAAATAAGCATGGACCATCCTCTGAAGCCGATCTGCGCCGCCTGGGTGAGAAAGATTCGCGCCGCCCAGGAGGTCAAGCAGAAGCTCTTTCAGGACGACGCCGACGAGGCGATGCGGTTCTTCAACGGACCCTACGACTGGCTCTACACCCAGGGGTCGAAGAGCAAGCCGGTTGGAATGTTCGCCGACGACGAGGACTGGCCCCAACCCGGACTCAGGATGCAGTCCAACCGGGTCGCCGAGATGGTGCAACTCTTCGGCCCGTCCCTCTATCACAAAAACCCGTATCGGATGGTCTCCCCAAGGAGCTATCCGCAGATTCCCCCGGAGTTCTACGGCGATCCCAATGACCCCATGACGCAGATGATGATGCAGGCAATCCAAGGGCCAGCCGACATGGCGCTCCAGCAGGACAAAGCCCGCGCCGCACTTCTCGAAGGGTATTTGAACTTCACCCCATACGAACTCAACTTGAAGGACAACGCCCGCTGCGCCATCGACGAGATGATTATCAAGGGGATGGGGGTTCTGTGGACGGAGGTCTATACCGTCCCGGAGTCCGGCTGGAAGATGTCGGGTTCCTTCTACGACTCGGTGAACAACTACGGCCAAGACCCCGACGCTGATTGCCGGGAAGACTGCCAGTACATCTACCGAAGGTGCTGTCACCCGGTCTGGATGGTGGAACGTGACTATCAACTCCCGCCGGGTTCGCTGAGCGGGAACCTGAAGTCGTTGAATCAGGCTTCCGAGGAAGACGTTCAAAAATCGACTTACTGGCAGCAGAAAGGGACGACCTCCGACCTTCTGGTTTACTGGAAGATTTACTCCAAGATGGGCCTTGGGGGACGACTTGAAGGAATCCCCCAAGGACTGAGGCCGACTCTCGACGCCTATGGGGATTACGTCTTTCTCGCCGTGGCTGAGAACGTCCCCTATCCGCTCAATTTGCCACCGCACGTCCTCGAAAGCGCACCCGATCAGGAGGTCATCGAAAGACTCCGCTGGCCGACCCCGTACTGGAAGGACGGGACATGGCCATGCACGTTCTTCGAGATTCATCCCGTCCCCGGACAGGCGTGGCCGATGAGCCATGTCAAGGCTGGAATCGGTGAATTGAAATTCCTCAACTGGGCGTACTCGTTCCTCGCCAGCAAGATGCGGGTCACGAGCCGGGACTTCATTGCTGTTCGGAAGGGGATGAACGAGGAGTTCAAGAAAGCCATTACTCACGGGCCGGACCTGACCCTTCTGGAAGTGGGGGTCTCTGATGCTCCCGGACAGGATTTGAAGTCCGTCGTCCAGTTCCTTCAGCACCCGGAGATGAATCAGGACATCATCAAAGTGATCGCGATGGTGGGTGAGCAGTTTGAAAAACGAGTGGGTCTGACGGAACTCATGTACGGCGGGACCACTCACCAGTACCGCTCCGCTTCGGAAGCGGAAGTCAAGAACGACCAGTTGAAGATTCGTCCTGACGACATGGCGACCAGAGTCGAAGAAGCCATGACGGAAGTGGCGAAGAAAGAAGCCATCTGCGCAAGGACTCACCTGACCCCGCAGGACGTTCTCCCCATCCTCGGACCCGCAGGGGCCTACTTCTGGAAAGTCCTGATCGCCAACGGAAGCTCCGAGGACATCACCCGTCAGCTCCAGTACCGCATCGAGGCCGGTTCGACGCGGAAGCCGAATCGCGACCGTCAGTCCGCCAACCTCACGAGCGCGATGCAGAACCTCTTCACCCCGCTCTACACCTACGCCCAGCAGACCGGGGACGTGCGGCCGGTCAACAACCTCATCTCGGACTGGGGGAAGAGCAACGATCTGGAGACGGCTGGCTACATGCTCCAGCCTCCCCCGCCGCCTGAACCTCCCTCTATAGAGGGAGGCAAGGGACCGCCTAAACCCTCAAGCAACGGCGCTTCCAAGAAACCCGTGGTGGCCCAATGATCTGCGAAACCTGCGGCGGAAACCGCACCGAAGAATCCTGCAAGCTGTGCGAGATGTTCAGCTCGTGCGCTCCTCCGAGCATCTCCACAGAGGCCACCATGTTCGCCGGGATGGCGAATCGCCAGCACAACAAGTTCAACACCAAACTGGGAAACATTCAGGGCGAGGCACTCGCGAGCGAACTGAGGGCCAAAGGCGGCTCGACGACCGGAAAGGTCTACATCGGCGGACTGGCTGAGTACCCCGGTGATCCGAGGGCATGGGTGTCCGGGAAAGACGACGTGAAGCGCGTCTGCCGTGAGCGGAACCTGAACATTGTCGATGGCTCCATGACCCACAAGGCGGACGGGCGGGTGGACGAACTCAATATCCCCAAACTGGGAAGGAAGAAGAAAAGCCTGAAGGCCCGCGTCCGGGAGGCCATGAAAGGATAATTCGCCCAATGCAGTTCTTCTTTTACTCGCCGGTCCACTTCGAGCAGTGGGATTGGCGCTCATCCGTCCAAGGCGGAATCGGTGGCTCCGAGCTACCGAATCCGTCCGGCATCAGGACCAGTTCCGTAAGTCCTTGGGGCTGGATTTTCACAATCAACAGCAGCCCAAGATCGGCCAGAAACAACGTCTTTTATTGTGGCAATCGTAACGCCATACTTGCTCGCAAGGACTATGCGGTATCCTCGTGTCTTTGGAAACTCTTTGATTTCTTTGACTTGCTCAATGGTCAAGATCGACTTCCCGTTTTCTTCTCCTTTTGGAATATAGGCGCGTCCGGACCTCATCGCATCGGCGCGGTTTTGCTTGGATGTTCCCCAGTACAAATTGTCGATGTGGTTATTGTCTGGGTTGTCGTCTTTATGCAATCCGAGAGCGCCATCAAACGGCATCGGTGGACCAAATACTGTCAAAACTATCCGATGGACAAGGAACTGTTGGCGTTTTCCGGACGAAGACAGTCTGATTACATGGTGGCCAGTTTTATTTCGGTTGGAGCAGATGGCCGTCCACTCATTTGTGTTTTCCCATTTATTCCCAATTCTTTGTTTGCAGGACTGAATCGTCCCATTGCAGTTGATTTGATATTGGCCTTCATATCCGGGTATTGGCTTGAATTCTTCCATTAAGAATGGATAGTGAATCTGCTCTGTCCATCCAATGCCAGCGGAGTGATAATTTGAACTTTTTTTTCTACAATCCGGTGTTTTTTGAGCAATGGGATTACAGGTCTTCGATTATCAGGGGCGTAGGAGGCTCTGAAACGAGCGCGGTAGAAATGGCGTGGCGCTTGGCTCGACGGGGCCACAAAGTCACCTCCTACGCCCCGATTCCCGACGATTGCCCCGGAGAATGGCGTGGGACCGTCTGGAAGCCTCTGGAATCGGCCGACTTCACCCAAAAGGGGATTTGGATCATCTACCGGGATGCGTCGTGCCTGACGCAAATGGACAAGCAGGAAGGGCAAACCGTCTGGTTGATGTGTCAGGACGAGATCGCCCGTGGGGTCACGGAAGAGACCGCCCCGAAGATCGACAAGGTGCTGGCTTTGTGCGAGTGGCACAAGCGCCACATGGAGCTGAATCTTCCGCTCCTGAAGGGGAAGATCGTCGTCACGTCGAATGGTGTCAAAACCGACCTGCTGAGAAGCGTCCCCGCGCAGGACCGCAATTCCCATCGCCTCATGTATGCCTCTTCTCCCGACCGGGGACTCCAGACCCTCCTGAGAATCTTCCCAAGGGTCCGCGAGTTCGTCTCGGACGCCGAACTTCACATCTTCTACGGGTTCAACAACATCGAGAAGTTGAAGGACCGCTACCCGTGGATGGGCGAGGTCCAAAAGTCAATCGAAGGCCAATTAGAGCAGCCCGGCATCCACTGGCACGGGCGGGTGAACCAGAACGAGCTTTACCGGGAGTGGATGAAAACTGCCATCTGGTGCTATCCGACGAACTTCCATGAAACCAGTTGCATCACCTCGATGGAGGCGCAGGCCCTTGGAGCGATCCCGATCTGCTCGCCCCGCGCCGCGCTGGCCGAGAACGTCCTGAACGGTGTCTTCATTCAAGGCGACCCGAACGACCAGTTGATCCGCGCTTACTTCGTAGGGGAGATCGTGGCCCTGATGAACAATCCGAATGCGCAGGAGGAGATCAGGGGACGGATGATGGTTGAGGCCCGTTCCCGTCACTGCTGGGAGCGGGTCGTCGATCAGTGGGAATCGTGGCTCTACGGTTGGGATGGGCTGTGCGTGGCGCAGTTCGCCTTCCAGCTCAAGCATCTTCGAGGGATGGTGCTGAACGTCGGCTGCGCGGACGATCCGGCCAACATCGGCAGACATGGGACCAACATGGACCTCATGGAAGAGATTCCGTGGACGGGCAAGAAGACCAAGGCGGACGTGATCCACGACGCCAGGGAACCGTTCCCCGTCACTAGCTACGACACCGTGGTCCTTGGGGACATCCTGGAGCACATGACCGACGAGGACGCGGTGAGGGTTTTGCGCAATTCCTCGCTCGTTCTGAACCCGAATGGTCGTATCATCATTACATGCCCGGAGGACTACCGTCCCACCAGCCTTCAGCATTCGACTGAAGGACTGCGGTATCCCCCCGGTGAGTCGGCCTACCACGAGCGACCGATCACGTTGTCGGTCATCGAATCGTGGCTCAGGGATGCCGACCTCGAACTGGTCGAAAGTCAGGAACTCGACTACGGGAATTTTGCTGGCTGGGGAGTGGTCGCGCGGGCGAGGATGGCCCCCTAACGGGGTGATGATCGCCACACGGAGGACTTATGCTCGACTGGTTGAGGAAATTCCTCATGACCCTTCAGGCGTCCCTGTCCGCCGCCCAGAAAGCCACGCTGCTCACCAACATCAACAATAACACGGCCACCATCACCGTCGATGGGAACTCGGTCCAGATCAAGGACTCGAACCCTGCGGACGGCACGGCGGCAAACCTTATCGCCGACTGGTACAACGGATTCCCAGCCACGGACTGTTTTGCCAACCACATGCTGGTCCCGTGCTCCCTGATCCGTGGGAACATCCAGTGGAAGAAGCTGACCTCCAAGGACTCGGTTCCCACCGTCCTTCAGCTCGACGCGACCGTCTTTCTGTGCCGGTCGAACGTCATCATGGAGCGCCAGCAGAACGTCATCGCCCTGATAACCCCCACTCAGCAGGTCGATGGCGTCAACGTCGCCGACTTCTCCAAGAAGGAAATCTGGCAGGGACTTCAGGATGCCCTGACAGACGTTCCATCAAACACGGGCGGGACCACTCAGGACGCGGGGTGGAGCAACGTCAAACCCATTCTCTGCCGGAAGATCACCAACCTTGAGAAAGTCTTCGCCGATTTGTCTCAGGGGGCTAATTTCGACGGCAGCACGACTGGAAAAGCTGGGTTCACGGTCGTCGAAGGCTCGATTGACGGGCCGACTGTTTTTGCACTGAGGCAATGATGATCTTCGGACGAAAGCCCATCGGGACGCTGGCAGGAATGTTCGGCGTCCCTGCCGTCTTGACCACGTTCTGCAAAGCGTGGGGCCAACTGATCGCCTACTCGAACTATTTCGCCTGCGACCCCAACACGGAGTACATCCACCTCGACTACGCGGACTTCTCCTTCCACTCGTGGGCCAGAAACCAACTGGCGGAACGGATGCTGGGGGAGTTCATCCTCATGCTCGACACGGACCATGAACCGGAACCCGATACCCTGGTCAGAATGTGGGACCGGATGCAGATGCACGATCTGGACGTGCTCTGCGGGGTCTACCAGTTCAAGAAAGAGCCTTATCCTCCGGTGATCTTCGGCGAGGACGACAAGGGCCAGTTTCAGCTATTGGGCGCTTGGGACGAGGCACTCCCACTTCAGACTGTCTCGGCCGCAGGCGGCGGGTGCCTGATGGTCCGCCGCAGGGTCTTCAACCGGATCAGGGAAGAATTGAACGAGCAACCATTCGACGTGATCGGCCAGTCCGGAGAGGACATGGCGTTCTTCACAAGGCTGAAAAAACTGGGCATCAAACCCTACATGGATGCCCGGATCGAGTGCCCGCACCTTGTCACAAGGTCGATTACGCTGAAAGATTACCGTAAGCCCAAAGTAGAACCGATCAGACTCAAGGACGCCCAAGGGATCGTGTGACATGGCGACTGTCAGTACGCCTTAGCGCGTGAAATCAAGCGTTTGTATAGCGAAGGCAATGGGCTGACGGCTATAGGGCGAAGGTTCTCCGTGTCAAAGAACACGGTCTGGAGAATTGTGACCGGAAAATCACACCAAAGGATTTGATATGGCCACAATTTCTGTTCCACAACATGCGTTCACGGGCGCTGTCCTGCTCTCCGGGACCGTTCTCCCAAAGTCCGCCGACCTGACGATCCCGGTGTCGTTCCTCGGCTTCGAGATCAACTTTGAAGTGAAGGGCCTCCAGCCCAACACGACTGCCAATAGCGCCGGGTGGGAGGCGAACGTCTATCGCTCAACGGATGGAGGTGGAACCTACGAGACCGTCCCCTCCTACTCACGGGTGATCGCTCGAAATCCCGCAGCCACCGATCAGGTTTCGATCACGATCCCCGGAGGGCAGTGGCTCTTGAGGCTCACGAGCGCGGGGTCATGCACGACCACATGGTCTTTCCTCGTCGGGACCGCCGACATCCTCACGGGCGTTTTGAACACCTGATGTACTTCAAACAACGAGCCAACGACTATCTGGAGGTCCGGGGCGGGGTCACTCAGCTCGAACTGGGCCTGTCCGTCTCGGCTTGGTTTTTCGTCGAGGACACGGCAGCGCACAACGTCTGGTTTCAGGGGATCAACAGCGCAGGAAACCCCTACCTTGGACTCTCGCTTTCCAACAACACCGCTGGGGCCGTGAACGCGGTTTCCAACGCGGCGGCGGTGGAGCGAAATTCAGTCACTTCCACAAGGTACAGAACCAACTACTGGCACCACGCGATGGCGGTGTTCGAGAGCACGACCTCCAGATGGTCCACTCTCGACGGAGGAGGAAGGGGGTCGGACACCAACTCCTCGGCCCCCACGGGGATGAACACGATGTCCATCGGGGCGCTGAGGATCAACTCCGGGACAATTTCCGGCCCGATGAGGGGATCGCTCTCCGACATCGTGGTGTGGCGAAAAGCGTTACTCGACCATCAGGTTGAACTTCTCGCCACCGGGATGCCTCCTTGGATGATCGAACCGAAGGACATCATCGGCTTTTGGACCCTGGAGCAGAAAGGGGCACGTCAGCTCAATTTGCTTGGCCCCCATTGGCCGATGGAGGCAAACCTCGGTGGAGTCCCACAGCTTTCCCAGAGGTGCCCAAGACTCAAATACAGTGCCCGTGACGCCGAGGATTTCTTCTCGAATGTGATTTCGACCTACAAGGACAACCTGCGTTTCTTCCTCCCTCCCCCGAATCCGGCAACGAGCGTTCTGGATGAGGACAGCGAGCTTCTTTACGTTCCGAGGTTGATCTGGTGAGCGAACTCGTCCTTCCTGATTCACGACTCAAGCACCACAAGATCGGGACCGAGATGGTCCAGTGGCGGCTCCCCGGTGGGGGGACGGTCCGGATTGAGGCCGAGAAAATCTACTGCGCGAACTGCGGTAAATTCTGGGGCCACGTTCCAAGGGAGAACACCACCTTCTCGTTCTTCCTCTGCGCCAAGTGCTTTGAGACCCACGGGACCATCGCCAATACGTGGGTGCAGCCCGATGAGGAGTTCGTCAAGGACGTGGCGTTTGAACTGGAGAAGCGCTTCGGCCCCGGAGGAGGGACAGTCGAGAACATCGCCCGCGCCCTTGAGGACAATACCCTTGGACCTGAACTCATGGCTCTGTTGAACGATTCCCCATTCCCTTCTCACGACCACCGACCGAAAGGATGAAGAATGTCGCCCATGCTCGAACAGGTGATGCTCGACGGCACCATCGAAGAATCCTACAAGATGTGCTGCGAAGTCCCCTCGGACATCAACGAGCACCTTCCCACCCTCTACGCGCTCGCAAAAGACCGGCACGTCACCGAGATGGGGACGAGGCTATGCGTCTCGACCATCGGGTTTCTGGCGGGGAAGCCCAAGAAGCTGGTCTGCTACGACCTCATGGAATCCCCTCAATGCCGGGAACTTCAAGCGCGTCACCCGGAGATGGCCTTCCACCAGAAGAACGTCCTCGAAGTCGAGATCGAGGAAACAGACGTGCTCTTCATCGACACCTGGCACGTCTACGAGCAGTTGAAAAGCGAATTCGAGAAGCACTCTCCGAAGGTCCGGCAGTTCATCGTCCTGCACGACACCGTGGCCTGTGGGGAAATCGGTGAATCCCCCGGTCACAAAGGACTGCTGCCTGCCGTCGAGGAGTTCCTTCAAAGAGGCACCTTCGAGGTCCGGGCTGACTTCAAGAACAACAACGGCCTGATGGTCCTCGGAAGGTGCGCTCCGGAGCCAGCGCCACTGAAACTCCGTCAGGAGAAAGGCGCTCAAATCTACCTCTCGCTGCCCTTCTACCAGTCCTTCATCGGGCAAGTCATTCAAGGCTACGACCAAGGGGTCGGACCCGACAGCGAGAATGGGTACGTGAAGTTCCCGATGGGCGGGCCGTTCCACATCAAGAACTTCAACGATTCGTGGTGCGAAGCTCTGAACCAGAGGACTCTGGGGTGGACGCACTACGCGATGATCCACCATGACGTGACGCCCTATGGGTTCTGGCTGGACCAGATGGTGGATTTGATGCGGAAACACAAAGCCGACGTGCTGGCGGTCGTGCTGCCCATCAAGGACACGGATGGCTATACCTCGACGGCCTTGATGGACCGGAAGACCGGGGCCGTCAGGCGCTTGACGATGCGTGAGGTCTATGGTCTTCCGGTGGACACGTTCTCGAAGAAGAACTTCCCCGGCCGAGACCTGTTGATCTCCTCCGGTCTTTGGATCGCGGATTTCACGAAGCCGTGGGTCGAGAAGGTGTGGTTTGACAACCGGAGTCGCATCCTCAGAAGGCCAGATGGGATGTTCGTCACCCAGACGGTATCGGAGGACTGGTTCTTCTCCCACTTGTTGAACCAGCTCGATCTTAGGGTCTTCGCCACCCGCGCGGTGGTCTGCGACCACTGGGGGCAAATTGCCTTCACGAATTCCCAACCGTGGGGGAACAAGGCTTCCGACGAACAGAATTCAGGTTCCTACGGAGAGTGGTTCCAGTGGCCGGTCCCGCAGGAAGCTCCTCTGGTCCCGGAAAACGACCCGCAGAACAGGTAAAAGGCTTGGCATCCAAAGTGATTTGTTTGTAAGCTACGTGCAGCCCGCCGTCGCCCATGACGAGGTGCTTTATCCCATTCGTCTATGCTCTTAACAGCAAGTCTGGCGCTCAGGCGCTTGAAAATCTCACCACCAACGGCACCGCCAACACGGAAAACGACTTTGCGTTCCTGAAACCGGGAGCCTCCCGCGTTTCCACCGTCCTTGCTCTGCGTATTCAGGGCAAAGGCGCTGGTCTGACGGCCCTGTCCGGCATCGTCAACCGCTTGAAACACTGGACTTCCACCAGCTCCACGACGGTCGGCGGGACATCGGTGACTCCAGCACCCAAACACAATCTGGCTCCCGCAGCGGTCTCGACCGCTGGGATGGCGACCGTCGCAGCCGGGACCATCACCTCCGGGACAGGCGGACCGAACATCGTCGGCTTCGCGGGTTGCGGGGCTTCGGGTCCGGGCGGGTGGGTGGCGGCGAATCCGGATGACGTTCCCTCGCTGGACGGTGGGGCCAACAAGTCGGCGGACCTGTTCTCCTCGTCCCCGACTGTCTCTCTGTCGTTCGAGCATGAATTGGACGTGCAAGAAGGTTAGATATATCTAGTTGACAGAGGGATAGCCTTCTGTACAATAGACGAATCTAATTGGAGATTCGTCTATGCAAGAAGCCGAAGAATGGCGTCAGGTCGTTGGCTTTCCGAATTACGAGGTGTCGAATCTTGGTCGAGTCAGAAGCTATTCTCGGAACAAGAAAAGGGACAAACCAAAAATCTTGTCTCCGAATCCGAGTGTTCAAGGCTACCATCGCGCGTATTTGAAAAACGAATCGTTTGCCGGGATGAGAATGATTCACACTCTTGTACTAGAAGCCTTCGTTTGCCCAAGGCCAGAGGGAATGGAAGCGTGCCACGGAGTTGGTGGTCAACAAGACAACCGAGTGTCGAACCTGTGCTGGGGCACGAGAGAAAAGAACAACGGCGAAGATAAAATCCGTGACGGGAAAACTTCGCGTGGAACCAAGAACCCTAAAAATAAGTTGAGCGAAGAGCAGGTGATTCGAGTCAAGAAGCTGCTTGCCAGTGGGATGTCTCAAGATAAAGTCGCCGTCGAGATGGGCATCGGGCAGACTCAGGTAAGTCGGATTTATCGTGGCGAGCATTGGGGATGGCTGAAGATTCAGGAAGGTTGAGCATGAAGATCACCCACGAAGCCACCACCGAGGGGTGGCGGCTTTATCGAGACGAAATCTTCCTCGTCGGCATTCTCTACAACATGCACGACACCGGGGCGGCAACCAATCACGTCCGCCATCGGAGCCTGATGGATGCCGATGGGTGCGGCATCCACTTCACGGACCCGATGCTCAAGGTCGATCTCCTGAAAGCCGTCCTGGAACACATCGAGGCTGATGGGCTGGTGGGGAAAGACCCGTCGAAGCCCGAATAGGGTGAAACGTGGAAATCCTCATCACCTCAGACGGCAGGAATAAATATCTCTCCCTGCCGACCGATGAGGAGCTTGCTGGGGCGAAGAACTTCTTTCTCGAACAGGAAGAAGGCTTCCCCTCCTTTCCGTGGAACCAGCAACGACAACTGATCTCGTGGCTGGGACAGCCACCAAATCCCCTTCCCGCCGTTCAGGACGAAGACCCCGAACCGAACCCCAAGAACTTCTACTCCGAAGAGGAAGGCGGCTACCAGTCCGGCCTTCAGTTCAATCCGTGGCTCTCGCGCCCGGCCCTTGACGACGAAATCTCCACCAGTCTGAAGAACTTCTTCCGCGAGGAAGAGGGTGGCTATCAGTCCGTCAAACAGTCGGTCCCGTGGAAGATCACGGTCGTTGTGGACGAGGAGGAATTCGCGAAGTCCAAAGGGGTGGCTGGATTCGGGATCACCGAAGAGGACTTCCTCCCTGAGTTCAAAGTCCAGTCGAACCCGTGGACTAAGACGCTCTTCACCGACGAAGACTCCTCGGCGAACCTGAAGAATTTCTTCCTTGAGAACGAGGAAGGCTACCAGTCAGTTCAGCAGGCGCAACCCTGGCTCAAGGGCGTCTATCTCGACGACGACGTGATCCGGATCGTGGCCGTCAACCGCTACGAAGAGGAGTATCACTGGACGGCCCAGACGGAGAAGATCGTCTGGACCTCACGGGCCTTCCAGGACGAAGACGCCCGCGCTAAAGGGTTCCCGCTCGAAGACGAACTGCACCACCTTACTCTTCAGCAGAAAATCACTTGGACGAACCGGGTCGTTTCCGATGAGGACGGGCTGCACAAGACTCTTCGGGTGGAGGATGAATACTGGATCGCGCAAGTCCAGAGCGTGAGGTGGACAAACCGGCCATCCCTCGACGACGAGATCGGGTCTTCACTGAAGTCAGTCCGGATCGACGAGGAGTACCCGTGGCTTGACCGCAGGCAGCAGATTTCGTGGCGGACCACTATCCACGAAGCCGAGGAGTGGCAGGTTCCCTACGTCGCGCCTCCGCCTCTTCCTGAACCACCATCCCCCTATAGACCAAAGAGGTCCGACGAGGGCTGCACGGACCGTCCACGGGACGACCAGGGGTGCGGGACGGCACGCTTCAGGATTGATAGCTCCTGCACGAATCGACCCAAGCCCGACGAACCGAATATCAGGAGATGAGCATGGCTTTTTCACTCGACAAGAACCGCAACTTCCACGAACGCTGCCAGAACTTCGCCAAGTCGATCCAGAATCTCAGAGAAGAAGGAGCGAGGCTCAGGGCGATGTTTTTGCAGGAAGTCAACGGGAGCCAGTTCTTCGTTGACACCCCGGCATCGACAACGGGCGAGATCACCGGGATCATGAACTACACCGCAGACTTCAAGAGCTTCAACGAAAACGCGCCCGTCGGCGCAGCTCCGCGCGATTCGTGGCTTCTTCCACTGGTCGATACGACCCCGGCGTGAGGCATAGGTGGCAACCAAGTTCGTCTTCTCCGGGGCCGTCGGCGCGAACGACGGCACAAGCTGGGCCAACGCCTGGACGAGTGAGGCCTCGTCGAACGGGGTCGCGGCCGGGGACGTGGTGAAGGTCCACAAGACTCACAGCGGGGCCAACAACGGGGCGAACATCAACTGGTCGAACGGCACTTTCTCTAATCCTGTCCGGTTGATCTGCGTGGACAAGGACGCCGGTGATGCACTGGCGAGCGGTGCTGTCTTCAACTGGAACGTGACCAACACCGGCCCGCAGGGGAGCTTGTTCGCCTACGGGATCACGTTCGCGACCTCCGGGGCCAACCTTCGACTGTCTCCTCCGAACTCCGGGTATCAACGATACGAGAATTGCACGCTGACCGTAACTGGGGCAACGGGAATCGACTTCACGTCAGCAACATCCAGAAACCGCATCGACTTCATCAACACCAGCGTCAACTTCTCCGGGGCCTCGGCGGCGACTGTCAATTTCGGCCCATTCCTCAACACCGCGACGACGATCTTCAACTGGACGGGAGGAACCTATACCTGTCGTTCGACTCAAACGAACCTGATCGGGGCATCGCAATCGACAACGGGATCAGCGGTGTTTCGCGGAGTCAAGTTCAGCGGGACTGTCACTAATCTCTTCACCGCCAGCACCAACATCTCAGGGATATATCGCTTCGACGGCTGCGAGGGCTGCGCGTACACGAATATCTTCAACGCCGGTACAGTGCCGACCAACATGGGGAACCGGATCAACCTCGATGGGTTTGTTTCCGGAACGCTGACGGCCCCTCACCTGCGGCCAAATGTTGAAGCAGACGGTGCTGGCACGCTGAGGGCGCTGACCAGCGTTTATCGAACCGGGGGAGCGTGGGATGGCGAGCAGGCCAACCCCTACTCGTGGGAGATCGCCAGCACCAGCAACGCGAACAACTCAGTCCTGATGTTTGAAACTCCACAGATCGCCCGGTTTGTGGAAGCCGGAGAGCAGACGTTGACCTTCTACGTCGCCGGTGGAGCGCTGTTGAACGATGACGAATTCTGGCCAGAAGTCCTGTCGCCAAGCGAAGCCGTGTCCCCCACCGCGCAGTTCAGATACCAGAGTCTTCGCTGCGATCCTCTCGCCACCCCCGAAGCGTGGCCGGTGGATTCTACTTCAGTCTGGAACGGAAGCGGAGTGGGGTCGAAACAGGTCATTCAGGTGCAGATCAACCCGACGATGGCCGGGGTTGTGCTGGTCCACTTCAACTTCGCCAAACCTTCCAGCGTGTGTTACGTCGATCCAAAGGTGGCCGTCTTATGAGAGTCTGGTTTGCCGATGGAGTCCAGATCACCGATGAAGGGGACGGACAGTTCTTCTTCGACGGAGTTCAGGTGGACGCCGATGAGATTCAGGCCCCCATTCTGCCCTATGTGCCCATGAGGGCCGACGCGGCTTGTTCCTACAGACCCAGAGCAGACGAGCCAAACTGATGGTATTTTCCTCAACCTTCCGGTAAGATGCCGCCATGTCGGTCATCCAATTAACGACGTACCACGACGCGGTGAGCTATCTCATCGACTACGCGGGTGGTGACGCCCAGCAGCGGACCCTCACCGACGCCCAGAGAGCGGTCGTCAATGGCTACCGGGAATTCACGTCTTCTCACGACTGGTCGTACTACTTCGCGCGGCACCGGATCACCACCTCGGAACCATACGACACCGGGACGGTGACTTACGTCAACTCCACGAGGGAACTGACGCTCTCCGGAGGGACGTGGCCTACCTGGGCGGCTTACGGGTCGGTCATTATCAATCAGATTCCCTACGAGGTTGCTTCTCGAACAAGCGCGACGGTCCTCGTCCTCTCCCAATCGTCGAACCCAGGAGAGGACATCGCGACCGCAACCAGTTTTGAAATCTACCGCGACACCTTCCCGATGCCCTGTGACTACCTCAAAGGCTTCGACATGCTGGAGCTGACGGGAGGCCAACTGGTCCTTCAGGTCACGAACTCGGACTGGCTATCCCCCCAGCAGTTGCGGGCCGGTCCAGCCAAGCCTTCTCGGTTTGCCGTCACGGCGGACCCGAACTACTTCGGGGTTCTCGCCTGCCGCTTTCACCCACGGCCCGATCAAGCCTACTCGTTTGACTTCATCTACCATCGACGACCGCGCCAGTTGAACATCATGGACTACTCGTCCGGTGTTGTGTCGGTCAGCAACGGGTCCGCCTCGGTCTCCGGGTCATCGACCGCGTGGGCCTCGAAGCATATCGGGGCCGTGATCCGCTTCGCCGCCACAGGTGAGAAGTACGCCCCCACGGGACGAGAGGGCGCTTATCCGTATGCTTACGAGCGGGTCGTGACGAGCGTGAGCGCGGCTGGTGCCTTGGAAGTCGATGAAGTTCTCCCCGAAACACTGACGAACGTCAAGTACCGCATCAGCGACCCCATGGACCTCGAAGAAGGGGCGTTCATGACCGCGTTCTGGAGGGAGTGCGAACGACAACTCCGCTCCTACAAGCGCATGAAGGCGTTGAACGTGGAAGACTCCGATTACCAGTTGTCCTACGCTCGCGCCCGTGAGGCGGACTCGCGGTCGATGTCCTTGCGGGTCGCGGGCGGGATGGTGGCTTACCGGCTTCGATTCAGTGACATGCCATCAGGACCAGATGTAGACTAGTGTTGGCACCTCTGCTAATTTCGCTTACAATAAGCGGCATGAGCAGACTAAAAAACATCGCCGGACTGAGATTTGGTCTTTGGACAGTTATTTGTTTGGCTGGCATAAAAGAGGTCGGCAAAAGAAAGGCGAAGATTTCTCAATGGCTTTGTCGATGCGACTGTGGAACCGAGAGAGTAATTGGAACCTGTAACCTTCGGAGCGGACATTCAAAAAGTTGCGGGTGCGCCGCCGTTGGAATAGGGCCAACAAAAACCCACGGAATGTCTAGTTCGCGAATTTACAAAATATGGCTGTCGATGAGGAAAAGGTGCTACTACCCAGCGCAGAAGTATTATGAGAATTACGGCGGTCGAGGAATCAAGGTCTGTGATCGGTGGCTGGAGAAGGGAACTGGATTTCAAAATTTCCTAGCCGACATGGGTAAGCCTCCAACGGAAGACCACGAGATAGACCGGAAGGACAACGGCGGAGACTACACGCCAGAAAATTGTCAGTGGATAACGAGAAAAGATAACTGTCGAAACCGACGCAGCAACAAAATGATTACTTTTATGGGTCAAACAGCCTGCCTTGCCGAATGGGCTGAGCGGCTTGGAATAAAGCAAGGGACCCTTGGCGCAAGACTGAGAAACGGATGGCCTCTCGAAGAGGCCCTTTCCGTGCCATCGGGCGATATGTTTCCCTCGACGTGACCTATGGCTTCACCTGCTGAAACACGGCTGGACATACGTGATTTCCCAGGCCTTCTTGACGACTACGACTCCGAGGACATTCCGGATGGAACGGCGGACAATCAGGTCAACATCGTCAGTTGCGTGCTGGGGCAGATGAGCACCAGAAAGGGCTACAAGAGAGTTTCATTCGAGGACGGATGACGTGTTTCTAGGTCTGGTAGAACTCGACGACACCCTGAACGCCGGAGTGCAGACACGGGTCGGCGACACCCCCACGGCAGCGGACGCCCTTCCTACGTGGAGAGTCTACGGGGCCTCCGGGCTGCTCGCGAACGCCGGTGGGACGGTGACGAACAAGCACACCGGGGTCATCACCGGGGTCACAAACACCAATCCAGCGGTCATCACCTGCAATTCCCACGGGCTTCAAACCGGGATGAGGGTCACGATCTCCGGCGTGGGAGGCTCGACGGGGGTCAACGGAACCTGGGTCGTCACTCGGATCGACGACAACACCTTCTCGGTCGCAGTTTCAGCCGGTGGGGTCTACACGGCTGGTGGGGCATTCACGGTCACGGGGTTCTACAACATGGCCCTCGAATGCTCGGCCGCTAAAGGACTCGACGCGGGGCAGAACTACAGCGTGCATCTGAGCTACGCGATCAGCGGCACGGCCTACGTACAGACGTTCTCCGTTTGCGTGGTGTAGCATGGTCGATTCACTATCCGACTGGTTGGGGAGGAAACAACTCGGTCAGGAGCTTTCACTTTCGGTGGCGTGCATTGCGAGTGAAAACGGCACAATCTCCTGGCCGAGTTCTCCCCCCATCCTCGACGTGTGGAAGAACACGAACCTCGTGGTCGGCGGACTCAAGATGCCGAAGGACGACGGCACCGCCACTGGGAGGTTCTGCCTCAAGCTCTTTCTCGACGGAAGGTTCACGACCGGCTACTACGAGGCCGTCATGCGCTGGACGAATGGGACGTATCTGGGGGTCAAGTTCTCAAGGTGGGCGGTGATCCCCGGAGGGAACGTGGACGGGTCCATCATCGCCATGACGCAGCACGAACTTCCCCATGCGAGGTTTTTGGTGTCCCAAGCTGACTCCGGTAAGTTGTTCCGCCTGAAAAATCCGAGTGTGTCATGAAGCAAAACGGCTACTTCACGACCCGATGCTACAACCCCGATGGCTCACTCGCCTGGGAAGAAAAGTTCCCCAACGGGGCCACGACGGTTGGGTTGAACTACATGAACGACGTGGCCTTGGGCGGCACGTCGCAGTTGACGCCGTGGTTTCTTGGGCTGATTAACAACTCAGGGTTTTCCGCCCTCTCCGCCGACGACACGATGGGTTCCCATACGGGGTGGAGCGAGTTCACCGACTACTCGGAGTCAGTAAGGCAGACGTGGACGCCGGGGTCTTCGGCCAGCGGGTCGGTGACGAACCCAACGGTTTGCAGTTTCACCAACGTCACGAACGGGAACGTGGTCTACGGCCAGTTCCTCGCCTCGGACTCGACGAAGGGCGGGGCGGTCGGAACCCTGTGGGCCACGGGGGCATTCTCGACCCCACGAACCTTGGAATCCGGTCAGGTGCTCCAGACCACGTACACCAACACCCTTCAATGAGGATGACGATGTTCACATGGCAGGAATTGATCGACAAGCTTCAGGCTCTTTTGACTCCTGAGCAACTGGCGATGGATGCCAGAGTCCAACTATTGGATCAGAGCCAAGTCCCTGTAACGGGAATCAATTCGGACACTCGCCCCTACCTGACCATCGAGTGACGCAGTGGCATCTGTCACCTCTTCGCCGACGTTTGCCGACAACGAGCCTGCCGGTGGAGGGACCGTTGACTGGACCAACACGTCCAACATCCTTTCCGACGACCACAACTACGCCGTTGCGGACATGGTGGCGTCCGATCAGACGAATTACCTTGAGGCACGCGCCTTCGGCTTCGAGATTCCTGACGGGTCGATGATCCGTGGAGTCGAAATCGCATGGACGAGGCGGAAAAACACCGAGGCCGGGGAAGTAAAGGATCAAGGGGTCTTTCTGACTATTGGTCCGGGAGTCTCCGTAGCGGGGTCGATTGGCGCTGACCCGGCAATCTGGACCACGACTCAGACGACCTATGTCTACGGAAATTCCTCCGACCTCTGGAGCGAACCGTCGATTGATGTCGATGTCGTGAACAGCGACGACTTCGGTTCGCTCCTGCTCGTTCTTGAAAACAGCGGCACCGACCCCGTTGAGGCGTGGGTGGATTTTTGCGAAATCACCGTGTACTACAGCGGCCCGGTCGAAGACGGGTGCGAGACCGTCATTTTCTCCCAGTCCTCAGTGCGATCAGCCAACGATTTCGCCAAGACGCAAACCTTCGTCGGCGTCGTTCAGCGAGACACCAGTCGCATCTCCGCTCAGATCGCCGAAGGCCGGTACGGGAGGTGACGTATCCCCGATAATTTCGCGCTTGAATCCGGGTCCAACATCCTGCTCATCTGCAACGGCATTTCGTAAAATCCAATTGGGAACGGTGGAAGTCATGATCCATCGAAAATCCGAATGGCCGCTTGGCAGTGTACCGCCTCGCGGCTGTTCGGGTTGGCCCGCCAAGGTACACAACATGGGCAGATTTATCGACCGGACAGGTGACGTTGTTGGAAGGTTAACAGTTCTCAGAATCGCAAGAAAAGCATTTCACAGCGGGAAGCACCGAATTTATTGGCTTTGTCGGTGCGCCTGCGGAACCGAAAAAGAAGTTCTTCTTCTTTCAAAAACAAGAAGCTGCGGATGCCTCCACCGAGAAAGACAAAGAGAAATTCCGACAACGCACGGCATGTACGGCCAAAAGGAATACTACTCTTGGAATGCGATGAAATCGCGGTGCTTAAACCCCAACTCCCCATCGTGGCCACGTTATGGAGGCAGAGGAATCACGGTTTGTGAGCGATGGCTTGTTTTCCAAAACTTCTATGACGATATGGGGCCGATGCCTTCTAGCGTTCATTCGATTGACCGAATCGACAATAATGGAAACTACGAGCCTGACAACTGCCGGTGGGCGACTCCAAAAGAGCAAGCTAGGAACACAAGGTCTAATCGGATCATTGAGTTTCGTGGTGAGCGAGGATGCGTTTCGATGTTCGCTGAGAGGATGAGGGTGAATAGCTTGATGGTTGTTAAAAGGCTTGACCGTGGATGGAGCGTTGAAGATGCGCTAACCAAGCCGCCCAGAAAGATTCGTGGCCAAAATGCCTGATAATTTTGCGTTAGAGCCGGGATCAAATATCCTTCTTATTTGCAATGGAATAGAAAATTCGCTCAGGTGGGACGGGCAGTCAGCGCAAGCTGAACCGGCTGGCGTTCTTCCTCCACTGACGGCGCTGACGATGAGTGGTTCCGGGATCGGGAACATCATCGGCAGCTACTTCGCGTACTCCAGATTCGTTGACCGCTTCGGCAACTTCTCCAACCTCTCCCCCGTGTCGGCTCAGCTCGACGCCCGTGGGGGGAGGACCATTCAGGTCACGAACGCCTCCAACTCAGCTTCCGGGACCGTCCTCTCCTCTCCGACCGGGGCGGGTGGAACCCCCATCGTCTGCAATACGGCCACCCCTCATGGAAGGGCCACGAACGACATTCTGAAGATCACGGGCGCTCTTGGGGACACGGCGATGAACGGGACGTGGACGATCACGGTCGTCACCGCCACCCAGTTCAGGCTCAACGGTTCAACGAGCAACGGCGTCTACGTCAACAATTCAGCGACGTGGAAGCTCCAGATTCCGATCACGATCACGACGGCGGTCGCTCACCTCATCAACGTCGGGGCCACGGTGGTCATCACGGGGGTCGTGGGGAACACGGACGCCAACGGAACGTGGACTGTCCTCACCGTCCCTTCGGGGACGACGTTCGCCATCAACCAGACGAGCGGTGGAAACGCCAACTACGTCAGCGGCGGAATCATCACCACGGGGACGACGGGGATTATCACCGATGCTTCTCCCACGACCCCGATCACCATCACGTCCAACGGACACGGGCTGACGACGGGCCTGATCGTCAAGGTCTCCGGAGTCCTGGGGAACGAGGACGCCAACGGGACGTGGGAAGTCACGGTTCTGGACCAGAATCGCTTCAACCTCAATGGCTCTTCGGGAATCTTCGCCTTTTCGCCAAGCCCCAATGCGATCTGGACCTCCGGGTGTCTGACGATCACCTACACGGGCTTCCCTGTTCCCGTCGAACCCAAAGTAGTCAGAAGGCAGATTCTCCGGAACACCGATGGGCAGGCGACGACCTTCTACGTGGATGTGGACACGACTTCTTTGTTGACGACTACGGCCACTTCGACCCGTTCGGACTCCCAATTGTCCGCGCAGGAAGCGGTCCCCTTCTTCGACGTGGAGGGGAACGATATTGTCAACATCTACACCGTCCCCCCGAACTGGAAATGCTTCCCGGTCGCCCATCAGGACCGGATGTTCTACTTCGGGGAAGTCCCCTACTCGGAAGGAAACGTCGCGGTCACGAACGGGTCCACGACCGTCACGGCCATCAACGCCAGTTGGCCCGTTACGTTCGCGAATCGCTTCATCTACATCGACGGCGCTCCCAAGCCCTACGAGATCGCGAGCGCTTCTGGGTCAACGCTGACGCTGACGGAAGCCTACGGTGGCGCGACTTCCACTTATTCCTTCTACTCCATCCGTCCTGCCCCTGCGGAGCGCCGCATCTGCTACTACTCGGAGGCCGGACTCGCGGAAGCCGTCCCGGTCACGAACGGGCTTTCCATCGAAGAAGACGGTGACGACTTCACGGGAGGGTTCTCGTACCGCTCCTTCGTGTTCCTCCTCGAAAGGCGGCACATCCACCGTCTGACCTTCCAGACCAACCCTGCAAGAGACGGGGTGGTCTACATGGCGAAACTCCGTGGCTGCATCAACAACAGGTGTTGGGCGATCACGGACGATGGGGTCTACATGCTGGATGAGCAGGGGGTTCACTTGTTCGACGGCGGTGAAGGTGGAGGGGCGGTCTCGGATGCGATCCAGAGCGTCTTCCGCTCCGACCCGAATTCCCTTCACCAGATCAACTGGTCCTCGCAGAGATTCTTCCACTGCTTGCACTACCAGACTCAGGGGGTAATCCGGTGGTTCGTCGCTCTCTCCGGGGACTACCTCCCTCGTCATGCGCTGTGCTTCTCGTACCTGAAGAAGCGCTGGTGGATCGAGGAATTCAAAGTCCCCGTGGGAGCTTCCTGCGTGGGGCGCATCGGCCCCCAATCGGGAGGATGGGGGTCCGGAACTGAGCAGTGCTACCTTGGCTCACAGTTCCGTGAAGTGCTCGCCTATTGGGTTGGGCAACTGGACGGCGCGACCGGGGGATCGGAGCGTGGGACCGCGACCTCCGGTGGATTCTCGTCCCTCACGGACTCAAGCGCCTCTTTCCTCGCGGATACCATCGGACTTCCGGTGACGATCACCTCCGGCAGAGGGAAGGGACAGACGCGGATCGTTTCCGCGAGGACTTCAACGAAGCTCACCTTCTCGTGGCCGTGGATGATCGTTCCGGACGACACCTCCAAGTACCAGATCGGGGGCGTCCCGTGGGTGTGGTCAGGAGGGTCGCACCAACTGGCTATGAGCGAAGCCGACCAGCAGAGGAGCTTCGACGTGTCGTTCATCCCCACCAAGTCCGACATGACGTTCGACATGCGAAGATTCGTCGATCAGGATGAAGACCCGGAGAACATGGGGATCGACCAGACGGGCGCTCAGGAAATGGAGGTCGCAACCCAGAGGGGCGACCCCGACATGGTGGTCGCGCTCTCGAAACGAATCGGGTATGCGAAGAAAGCCCTCTCCGGACGGAGGGAGGAATCAATGGACGGCATCCGGCGCGTTACACTGGAGCTTCGGGGAGTCACGGGTCCGGACCCAGTAACCATATTCAGATTGGGACTTGAGGGCGTCGAGAAATGAGCCTCTTCGGCGAAGCCTCCAACCGCCTGATGCGGACAAACTGGAAGAGCATTGATGAACTTGCGAAGGAACTCTACGCCCTCTTCACGTCCAATATTCCGGTCCGCATCGAAGGGGGACTGGAGATCGTCAAGCAGACTGGACGCCCCCCGCTGAAGATCATCGACCGCCTTCAGCCTTCCTCGACGGATGGATTGCTCGCGCTGGAGAGCAACGACCAGTCGAAAGAGTTGACCTACGACGACCTTGGCCTGCTCTCCGGGTCGGAGTCCGATGGGTCCGATCTCTCGAACCTGATCTCCCAGAGGCAGGTCCAGGGACAGATCATCGGCGTCATCGTGTCTGGCACGGGAAGCAACTACCAAGTAGACTTGTATAAACAGGGCTATCCGGGACCGTCGTCCAGAGTCTCCGCCATCCAGCTTCAGATTGACCCAGCCGACTCTGTCCCGGCCGGTACGTTCACGATGGTCAGCCAGGTAGGGACGCAGTATTACTTTCAGGCGAGCGTTTGGCTCTAGGGTGATTCAATGGCACAAAACATCTATCCCGGCGCTCAAGGGTCCATGCTCCCGTGGATGACCAACACGTTGACCGCCCCGGAGTCGAGCCTCAGTTCCGCGTGGTACGGCGCTCTTCCGGGACTCGTGAGGACCAAGTTCGGCCACGGCAGTCCCGTGGATGGGCTGGAGTACGAGCCTCTTGGGAAATACGTCGCGGACCAGAAACAGCAGCGCTTCCAGGCCCTTTTCCCCTACTTCACGAAGGCGATCTCCGGAACGGGAGGAGGTCCGGGCGGACCTTTGCCTACCATCTCCGCTGGCCCAATCTGGAACCAGGAGATGGTTCAGCAGCAAGTCAACGCCTCCAGGGCCAACACGGACGCCGCCACGGCCTCCAGGGGACGCGAAGCCGCCCAATCCCTGTCCGGAAGGGGATTCGGGTCCAACAGCCCTCTTCTAGCGGCTCTGCAAGGCTCCTTCGGCCGACAGGGGATGGCCCAGAACGCCGAGAGTGAACGAAACATCCGCTTTGGCGCGGCGGAGGGGAATGCCGCCCAGCTTCTCAAGAGTCAGACGGCCAGAAGCGACCAGGAACTCGGTTCCCGGAAGATTCAGGCCGATCAGATCAGCGCCCTTCTTTCCGCCCTTGCAGGATTCGGATAATGGCCATTCAGCAGATTTTGGCGATGTTGGGTCAAGGGGTTCAGGGAGACTCCCGCCCGTGGTGGCAGCGCGCCATCGACGAAGGCGCGGCCCAGCAGGGGAACTTCCGTCCCAAGATGGGGGCGCTGGACCTTGCGGAGAAGCAGGGGCGAAGAGGCCCAATCATGGAGATGGGGAGCAGCGGTCCGATTCCGGTAGAAGAACTGCCGTTGATGCCGCGAGAAGTTGCTCCTCCGCAAAAGTCCCTTGGGTTCATGAGCGGTATCGCGGACATGATGGGTCAGGGGCCTGCGCCTTCAGGACCGGGATACTTCGGCAATCTCGTCAACAAGATGAAGAGCGGTCAGGCTGGCGGACCTTCCATCGACGCTGGCCCAATGGCCCAGCAGGTCATCGAACCCGTCCAGACCGACAATCCCGGCGTCCGCGTCGAGGCCCCGTGGCGGCACATGGACGAATCCGAGCACTCGGCCAACGCCCGCTATCTGGCGAACCTGAATGCCGCCGTCTCCGAGCAAGCTTCGCAGGCACGTCTCGCGGAGGCCCAGCAGCACAACCAGTACCAGAGCGCCGGACTCCTTCAACGAATGGCGGCGCTCGATCAGGAGAACCAGCTCCGGAACAAGGAATTCGGCCTTCAACAGCAGAAGTTCGAGCACCAGAAAGGGGTCGATGACTTTTTGCGCTCCCCCTCTGGATTGGCACAGCGCGACACCGAGGCGATGATTAAAGCCAACACCGGACAGGGGATCGCCCAGAACCTTCCCCAGATCATCACCGACATCCGCAACGCCCGCATCCGGGCCTCGCAGGGACAGCCTCAGCCTGCGGGTCCGGTTGGGCAACTCGGTCCGCTTTTGGAGCTTCTCGGAACCCCCGACCAGTCTGGGAAACTTCCGCCCATCGACGCTGCTCTCGAAGGCATCTTCAAGCGCGAGCAGCTCCAGCCGGGGATGCTGACCAACGAACGCTTGGCGGCGCTCAATCAGGTGATCCAGCAGATGTACCCACCGGATGAGTACAAGAACTACCTCAATCCGCAGGCTTCAACCGGCCAGTTGATCGGTGGGTTCTTCAGGACCATCAATCCCTTCCTGTCCAACGAGGAACTGACGGCCCCCTACGCGGCCAAGAAGTTCTTCCGTGAACGACTGAAATGAACCCCGCCCTCAAGCTCCCGGCCAGACGTGTCACCGGATGGTCGGGAACCACCGGCTATCTTCAATCCAACTTTTCGTGGACGGGGAAACTTCCAAGAGCATCGGACCGCACCTCCTTCCCGGTGGCTTGGACCCCTTACCTCCAATCCCTCGCGGCCGGTCAGACGGAGGCCCTGTGGGGTTCGACACATCTCATCCGGAATCCTCCAAGGTGGTTCTGCGTCCAGAACTGTCCGGTCCGACTCCCACGAGTCTGCATCTGTGACTTCACGGCCTTTCCGAACCTCAACATCCCGACCACCTTCGGGGCCATCACGGGGCAGCTCGATTCTCAGAAGGTGATGGTCTTCACCTCCTCAGTGTCGGCCATGCAGTCCTACAACACCGTCTTCCGGATGTTCCTTCCCCATGAGAGCGTGGCGCAGATCACCCACACGACGAATGGATTGGGGAACTTCACGGGTTCCTTCCCGGTCGTCAACCC